CGGCTCTGGCTCTGGCTACGGCTCTGGCTCTGGCTACGGCTCTGGCTACGGCTATGGCTCTGGCTACGGCTATGGCTCTGGCGATGGCTCTGGCGATGGCTCTGGCGATGGCGATGGCTATGGCGATGGCTCTGGCGATGGCTCTGGCTACGGCGATGGCTATGACTAGCAACCCTAACGAATATCTCTTTTACAGCTACGATCTGTGCAGAGACGGAATGCGTGTTGGCGTGTTTTACGATGAAGACCGAGTTTCAAAAGAAGAAGTCAACGCCTTCATTTCCACCTTGCGCCGAAAGCAGGACGTTGCTTTTTTAAGGAAAAACTCACTTAAATTGTATACGCAGAAAGGAGAATAACATGGGAGATCGTGTAGCTGTAACTCTGCACCTGCCTAAGTCGGAATACGACAGAACCTTCGAGAAGGGCATTGACCTCCAGGGAAATTATGAAACTCCCTATGACTACCCGTCTGAAGGACAGACTCTTAAGATGATCGAGGTTGTATTCGATGAATGCAACTATGCCAACATCGGCATTGAAACCACTCTGCAGGAAGCTAAGATTCCTTATGATAAATTTTGGGAGCAGGGAGGCGACTACGAGTCAGGCACTGAATATTTTCGAATCCTCGAAGATGGTCAAGGCGTAACCAAGGAATTTTGTGGCAATGAAGAAACTCATATCTCTCTCCAGAGCCTGCTCAAAGCTCGGGAAGGGGGGTTGGAAAGCGTTGATGCCTTCATCGCTAAGGAACTGAGCAGGCGAGAGATCCTGCCCTGGCCTGATCAGGTAAAGATCTTGGAAAAGCTTCGGGACGCTGCCGATCTTAACTCAGACTAATGACAGTGAGTCGAGCTTAGACAAAGACCGACCGAAAAAGCTTCGATCCCCCCTGAGAAAATTTCTCAGGGGGGATTTTTTTCACCTGTTTACTTCAAAACTTGGGATGCGCTTCCCATAGTTTAAGGCCTCAGAAACAAAACCCCTGCAAGAAAGGAATTTTAATGGTGAAGGGACCTACGGTCAGTTTAATCACTAAGACTGAAAATCCAGAATTGGCGGTATATAAAGCCGCCCTGAATTGCACGAGCAGCCTGCCCATTGCTTCATTGCAAGCCTCGGATACAGCGTCTCGAGATGCTCTGATTCAAAGAGTTTTGGCCAGTCGGCATATGAGCATTTTGGAGCACGCCAGCTTCACCTTTGGCATCGAGGGGGTGAGCCGAGCCCTCAGCCACCAGCTGGTGAGGCATCGTCATGCTTCCTTTGGGCAGTGCAGCCAGCGGTATACCTGTTTTGGTAATAAGGAATTCAGAGTACCTCCTTCGGTCGCCGGTAAAAAAGAGGCGCTTCAGGTCTTCTTGGAGTGCATGGACGCCATACAGCAGGGGTACGACGTTCTGTGTAGTCTGGGTGTACCCCAAGAAGATGCCCGATATCTACTGCCCAATGCGGCACAGACCAAATTGGTCATGACCATGAATGCTCGGGAATTGCGGCACTTTTTCAATCTGCGCTGCTGTACACGGGCACAGTGGGAGATCCGCAGCTTAGCGAACGCTATGCTTCAGATTTGCCAGGCAGAGGCTCCGGCACTTTTCACCTATGCAGGAGCTTTTTGCAGGGAGTTCGGTACGTGCCCGGAAGGCTCTCGATCCTGCGGGCTTTACCAGGGAATGCCCCAGGTTTCTTCAGTTAAATCTGAAGAAAATACTCAACAATATTTAAATACGAAAGGGAATGAGAATGAATCTGTTCAAAAAGAAAGAAAAGGAAGAGCAAGTTCCCCCTGCCTCGAAGGAACCCCTTTTGCTCAAGGAAGTGCCCTTTGAAGAAGTGAATTCGGATGAAGGCATCGAGAAGTACGGGAGCGATGTAGTTCAGGAACAAGCTATCCAGAGGCGTTCTGAGCATGCTTTTGTCCGGGAGATGAGCAGTCTGGGGATGCACGAGGCGCACCCCGCGGTTCTCAAGGCTAGACATTTTCTGCAATCCATGCGGATTGGAGATTTGATTATGTACCGGGACCTGTTTTACCAACGCGCACTCGATGGAGACCGTGGAGCTGCTGTGGCTTATGGTTCTTTGCGGATGTTCGCAGACGGAAAGCGTATGCCGGATCGCTACTTTTTGGGGCTGGCTACAGAGATTTTGTTGGAAGAGGCTTCTTCCCCTCTGGCAAAGCATTAGGGGGCTGCCTTGAAAGTTAACAGAGACGATTTTACAGAGGCGGGGGACGAGGATAGGGCTGCCCGTGAGGAAAACTGCCTACTTTACAATAAGGGGCTGGTAAAAGTGATCATAGCCTGTATGCACTGTGGTCAGCCTTTGCCCATCTTAGTGAGCCCCGAAGATGTTTTGGCGAATGGGGAGCTGAAAAGCCGCGGTATTCGGAAGCTATGTGCCGTCTGTCGTACCAAACAGTGCTACTTCGATTGGGATGGCTTGGTGGGAGATACTACCGGAAGCCTGGCGTGCCCTGAAGTGCAAACCCGAGTGACCGTGCATCTTGCCGGCAAGAACGCATCTTCCCCTGCCAAGGGGGTGGGAGTGAGAAAACTGTCTCGGGACGAAATTGCTGAGATAGAGAGGCAGTGTTTTCAGCGGGGCGATATTCCTGATTTGAAACTTTTGAAAATGGTTCGATCAGGACTCCCTGGCTGACACCAAGCCAACAAAGAATGTAAACGGAAGTACTACAGTACTCGTATCAGCCCTGAATCCTTAGTAGTTAAGTAAAGAAAGGCTTTATATGTCTCAGTTTATACGTAAGCGGGATGGGAGTCTTGTTTCCTATGATACCCAAAAAATCCGCATAGCTATTGAGAAGGCGGCTACTTCGGTTAGGGAGGGTGTGGCCCTGCAGGCTGTAGAGGACCTTGTTGAGGAGGTGTCCAATACAGTGGCCTTGGCGTTTCCGCACAAGGTGCCCACTGTGGAGAACATTCAAGACATTGTGGAGGCTGTTTTGATTCGTCATCAGCTTCCGGCTACGGCTAAAGCTTATATTCTGTACCGCAAACAGCGGCAGGATCTGCGGGACTCCAAGACCTTCCTGGAAGAAGCCATCGAGTCAATCGATGATTACTTGAACCTTAACGATTGGCGGGTCAATGAGAATGCCAACATGGGCTATTCTCTGCAGGGTCTCAACAACAACATCGCTGCCAAGCTGTCCAGCAGCTATTGGCTGAATAAGGTGTATCCGGAGCATATCACCACAGCGCATAGCAGTGGGCAGCTGCACCTGCATGACCTCGGTGCTTTGTCTGTGTATTGCTGTGGCTGGGATTTGCAGGATTTGCTGCGGCAGGGCTTTGGGGGGGCTTATGGCAAGATTGAATCCGGTCCTCCCAAGCATTTCCGCACCGCTTTGGGTCAGATCACCAACTTCTTCTACACTCTGCAGGGGGAGGCAGCAGGGGCCCAGGCCTTTTCCAATTTTGATACCCTGCTGGCGCCGTTCGTTCGCAAGGACGGGCTTGGTTACTCCGAGGTGAAACAGGCCATGCAGGAGTTTATCTTCAACCTGAATGTGCCGACAAGGGTCGGTTTTCAGTGCATGAGCGAGGACACCGAAATCCTCACTCAGAACGGCTGGAAGGGGCACTCGGAGGTGAAGGAGGGGGACATTATCGCCACCTTCAACCTTGGAACCGAGGAGATTGAGTACCTCCCTGTCCAGAAGATGTTTGCTCGGCAGTATGAAGGGAAGATGCACCGTGTAAAGAACAGGATAACCGATCAGCTGATTTCCCCAAAGCATCGAGCTGTTCGGCGTGCTTTTGGAGAAGAGGGAAAATACCAGCTGGAGGAGATCGAGAAGGTCGTCTCCTACAAGTCAAGAGTAAAAATCCCTGTTGGAAGTAGGGGTAAGGCTTCTTTGGGTTTTGACGCAGAGACCTCTGCTCTGATTCAACTTTCAGCCTGGATAACCGCAGATGGATACTACGATGCCAACGGAGGGAAAGGAACAGGGAGATTCTGCATCGTTCAATCCCCTACAAAAAGCCCTGCAATGTGTGCAGAGATCGAGTCACTTCTTCCTGCTGGGACTTACTCCACAGTGCAGCAGGAAGGTCTAGGAGATCCCTGTACTGTTTACAGGATCAACTCCTTTATGGCAAAGAGACTTCTGGAATTCTTTGGGTACGAAGGGGCTGCGAAGCCTGCATCCTCTGAAGATATTAAGAGAATCCCCAGGAGCGTCATCGCTCTAGGTAAAGAAGCCTGCCGACTGTACCTGAACACTTACATGAAGGCTGACGGAGATGCAAAATACCGTCGAATCTTAACGACGTCTGCTCGTATAAAGGACGATTTGTTTGAGGCGGCGGCTATCGCTGGGTATGGCGCAACTGTGCTGGAGAGGAGATTAGATCTCGATTCGGAAAAATACCCGCTGAACAAAAAGCGAGTCTACGTCATCAGATTGATTATGCACCAGGATACCTATGTTGGGGATTTCCAAGAAGTGGACTACTCCGGCATTATCTGGTGCCCGAACACCAAAAACGAAACCGTGGTGGCTCGCCGCAACGGGAAGATATTCATCACCGGGAATACCCCCTTCACCAACATCACTATGGACGTCACTCCGCCCTCCACCCTGGCGGACGAAGCGGTCATCCTCGGCGGGGAGTACCAGGCTGAAACCTACGGCGACTACCAGGCCGAAATGGACCTGATCAACCGGGCCTTCTGCGAGATCATGATGGCCGGGGACAAGGCCGGACGCCTGTTCTCCTTCCCCATCCCGACCTACAACCTGACCAAAGAGATGGACTGGGAGTCCGAGAAGTTGGAGCCTTTGTGGGCCATGACGGCTAAGTATGGAATTCCGTACTTTTCCAATTTCATTAACTCGGATCTGAGTCCGGAGGATGCCCGCTCGATGTGCCCTCTGCATCCGGACACAGAGGTTAACGTCCGCATAGATGGGGATATAAGAGGCCTCACCTTCGGAGCATGCTTCCTTGAGTACCAGAAGGGTGCAAAGCTGGAGGTCCTGCACAACAGGCAGTGGTATCAGGCCACGATGGTGGAGCAGGATTGCTCTGAGCTTTTGAAGATTAGCATCTCCAGCAAGCTTGAGGTGCTCATGGATGCTTGCCATGAGCAGCCTATGTGGCGTAAGGCCGGGGACGGTGGTTGGGACCCTGATGAGCAGGTGGTTGTCCCTGCCGGGTCTTTGAAGGTGGGGGACTATGTACCGGTAGTCTCAAGGGGCATGAATATCCTGAGCCGTATTAACGGCATCGAAAAAGTGCCCTACTCCGGCAAGGTGTATTGCTTCGTAGTGGACTCCGACGATCACCTGTTCCAACTCGCCAACGGCCTGGTTACTCACAACTGTAGGCTACGTCTCGACAACACCGAACTCCGCAAGCGTGCAGGTGGACTCTTTGCTGCGGCGCCGCTTACCGGCTCCATTGGGGTAGTGACTTTGAATCTGCCCAGAGCAGCTTACACCTCTACCACGGAAGAAGCTTTTTTCCAAAAAATTGCGGAACTTATGGTCATCGCCTACGAATCTCTGGAGATTAAGCGCAAGCAGTTGGAGCGCTTCACGGAGATTGGTCTGTACCCTTACAGTAAGCATTATTTGTCTGGGATCAAGCAGCGGACAGGCTCCTATTGGACCAATCACTTTTCTACCATTGGCATTATTGGCATGCACGAGGCTTGTCTGAATCTTCTCGGGAAGGGGATCGACTCCCCTGAAGGCAAAGCTCTGACTATTCGCACTCTGGAATACATTCGGGAAGGGTTGCTGACCTTCCAGGAAGCCTCAGGCAATCTGTACAATTTGGAAGCGACTCCCGGTGAGGGCACCACATATCGGTTGGCTAGTAAAGACCGTAAGGAGCTTTCTGGAATTATTACTGCGGGGGTGGAGGAGGCTCCTTACTATACCAATTCCACCCACTTACCGGTCAACATCACCACGGACATTTTCTTTGCTTTGGAACACCAGGATGATATCCAGACCCTCTATACCGGAGGAACCGTCCTGCACGGCTTCCTTGGAGAGCGTATTGAGGACTGGCGGGTGGCGCGTCAGCTGGTGAGAAAGATTGCGGAGAATTACCGTCTACCCTACTTCACTCTGACGCCAACCTTCAGCATCTGCCCGATACACGGGTATTTGCCGGGAGAGCATACAGAGTGTCCTTATCCGCACCCTGACAATGACAAATAGACAAATAGCCTGACACAAAAACATAGCTATTTTTGTGTCAAATTATTTTCTCTTGCTTGTTAAATGTCTGGGTACTGGCACTGTGCCAGACTTTTGTAACCTCAGAAAGGAGGGCTTATGCCCGAGAAAGAACAGAAAAAATGTGACGGCAAAGTGGAGTGTTGGAGCCGGGTCTCCGGCTTCTTCCGTCCGGTTCAGGGATGGAACGCTGGGAAGCAGCGGGAGTTCAAAGAGCGTTCCGAGTATCAGGTTCCGGCTTAATACACCGGATAATCCTGTGCAATGATGAACCCCCCTCTACCTGAGGGGGGTTACTTTTTGAAAGGAAGTAGTAGCTCTATGAACATCTTCAGTGTCCGGCAACTATCTACCGTGGATTATCCCGGGCAGGTTGCCAGCGTGATCTATTTCGGGGGCTGCAATCTTCGTTGTCCCTTTTGTCATAATGAGGACTTGGTTTTACCTGATAGGTTGGCATCCCTGCCCAGACTGTCTGTGGAAGAGGCGCTCTCTCAGGTGGTAGCTGCCTCCAAACTGACATCTGCTGTAGTTCTCTCCGGGGGGGAGCCCACTCTGGCAGGTACCTCTTTAATCTCCTTTGCAGAAAGACTCCGTGGGTTGGGTAAGCTGGTCAAGCTGGATACTAACGGGCTGGCACCTTTCATTATAGACGAGCTGTCCTCTGCCGGCCTTATTGATTACCTAGCTCTCGATGCTAAGACGTCTCCGCATAGGTATTCAACAGAGTTGGCAGGTGCCTCAGTTTCTGAGGAAGCTTTTCAAAGTACGTTGACGTCCCTAAGAAAGCGAACCAGGGTAACAACAGTGGAAGTACGCACAACCTGTGTTCCTGGTTTGGTAAGCCTAGAAGATATCCATGTCCTAGGACCTCTGGTGGCTGAGGCAGGGGACACTTGGGTACTTCAGCAATTTGTCCCGCGGTTTTGCATGGATCCTGCCTACCGAGAAAAAGTGCCTTACTCCCTCGAGGAACTCCAATTATTGGCTAGTACAGCACGGCAATATGTTCCGAAAGTTCAGCTGCGGGGGGTCTGATATGGCGAAGCCAAAAAAGCAGCGAAAGAAAAAGGAGCGCGGGCCTTCTACAGTGCCTTATCAAGAAGGCCCTTTTCCAGAGAATGTGATTTTATGGTGTAACACTCACCAGCAGTTTTCCGCTTTTCTCGGATGCACTCAGTGTGAATTTTTTCCCTGTGCTCAGCTGACTTTGGAAGACTACCAGGTTTTGTACGATTCCGAGCTGGTGGAGAGAATTTATGATTTTACAAAACCTTTACAAAGGAGGAGAGCTCATATGTATATCGGACTATTTAGGGATGGCACGATGCGGGTCCTGGAAGAGCTGGATCCCAACAATCCTGACCCGGAGCTGTTGAGGGATATACGTGAGGTATACCAAGTGTCCAAGGTGCTGGAACCGGTCGTAGTTCTGCGCCCCAAACCCAAGGAAGCTCGACAGAAGATTGTGGTAGAAAAATCTTCTCAGGAACAGGAACCCGGAGCCTCTTCGACTTCGAAGCGCCCTAAGTCAAGGAAAAAGGTTAGTTAGGGTAGCCTTATTTCGAAGGAAAACTCAAAGCAAGTTTAACAATCACCCAAAAGGAGCAAGAAATGAGTAACGATCTTATCCCCACCCACAATGTGAACAATAATGCCTTGGTTACTGCGGAAGCTCATTTGAATGTTAATGACATTCTGGTGGTGGCTGTGTCCCGCGCAGAAGGCAAAATCAAGGAGACCCTGTCCGAGGTGGAGAAAGGTTTTAAAGAGACGAAGCAGGAAAAAGAGCGGCTTGTTCGGGAAATCAAGAAAAAGGTAACGGTTCTTGTGAAGGAGCAGGTGTTTGGGGCCTCGGAAGAGTTGCAAGCTCTACAGAAGGCCCTGCAGGCCCTTATGGGCCTTCCGGCAGTGGAGGGTAAAGATAAGGTTGCCTCCATGGATACTCCGGATTTCCTGCCGTGGACAGCTTCTGAGAGCTGGCTGACCTGTTTGGGGAACATTGATAAAATGGATCCGGAAACCCAGAGGCTGGCAGCCCAACAGAGCCTGCAGGTTCGGGTCCGCATCATGCCTTTGCCAGCCATGCAAGGAAGGACTGTGACCCCAGAGTATGTAGAAGAACTGCATCTTCCCAATTTTGCTCTTGGCAAAGAGCTTATCCTGGACGCTGAGGCGTACAAGGAGCAGGTAGAGCGAGGAGTCCTGCTGTCGGAGCAGGTTCTGGAGTGGAAAAAGAAGCTGGCACAGCTCCCTATGTTGGAACGCCAATACCGTGCCAAACTGGTAGAGCAGGCTCTTAGTTCGTCGGAGGCTGGCCGAGAGATCCTTGGGGCCTTGACTCTTGATCTCGAAGAGCGCATCGCGGCTCTGTAAGTACAAACCTTTTTCTCATAAAAGCCCGGTGGTGACACCGGGCTTTGCTAAAGGGGCGACAGCTATGCAGGATTTAGGGTTTTTTTATGTAAAAGTGTGCTCCGATGCAAGAGGCATTGAATGCTGGGAGCCCGTAGACTCAGCAGAAGATCTTATTCACGCTTCTGAATATGTATATGCAGAAGATCTTCCGTCTTTACACGCGGCGTTTTCAAAGAAATGTCCCCACCCCATACCTAATTTTTCCCATGTGACATTTCAAAAAAGATATCAGGGAAGGTATATTGTGCGTCTTGATCCAGGGACATCCTTCCCCGAATTTCCGAGGGATGCTCCACTGCTTACTACCCAGGAGTTTATAGATGAGGTAGTCAAAGCTCTGCAGACATATCCCAGTAAGTACGCTTTAACAGGGGAAACTACTCATCTATTCCATAGCGGCCATTGTTTCTGTGGCTATAGCAGTATTTCTCTGTTCTCTGAGCAACTGGCAGCTCAGGGGGTGGTGTTTAGCAAGAAAGACAAAACCCTTTCTCTGGCTACACAGAGACAGCTTGCGGCGATTAAACGGAAGCAGAAGAAAGCTAAGGAAAAGGAGAAGCAAAGGGAGCAGGCTCGTTTGGATGCCGTTTTTCCGAGATCCCGAGTATTGGAATGCCTGCAGTACCTGGTCACCTGCTTGGGGCTGCCCGGGATATGCTTTGAGTATGACTACGCCCTCCGAGTAGACACCCTCCTTGGAGTGCTTTCCCTGTTCAGCAAAGTACACGGAAAGTATACCTATCGAAAGCACGCCGTTTTTCAGAAGTTTTTGCAGGATTGGCGTGAGCGAAATGACACTTCCAAGGAAAAAACAAAACAGTTGTATCCGAAGTTTTATGCTTTTTTGCAGGAGGAAGCAGCTATCAAGGCTCCTCGGAAGCTTATCCAAGAGGTGCAGAGGGGGGAGTGATTTATGGAAAGATTAAAAGATTTTTATATTTTACAGGAAGCAACCTCTACAGAGGGGGCGCAATGGTGTAGGAATCCGATCAGTTTAGAGGAGCTTACGGATGCAGAAAATTTTCTCTATGCTACAACCGTAGAAGAATTACGAGAAGCCCTGGAAAGGCTGGCTCCCCACCCGGTACCGGGATTCACTCACGTTGCAGTAGAAAAGGAGTCCCTTAGAGGAGGAGGGTTACGGGGGAGGATCGTTAAAGACAAATCTTTTTGGAAGGGAGAGGAGGGGGAGCCTCTAAGGAGGAGCAGGTTTCATTCTGCTCAGGAACTTTCGGAGGTTTTCTCTGCAGCCGCCAAGCAGTTCCCAAGCAATTACAGTACCGTGTTCAGTGACTGCCAGTATGGCTACTTTTGCCAGAATAGTTCAGACCTGGCTTCTACTATGCTGGATCATGGGATGCTGCAAAGCCCCCACTCCTCTCTTGAATACTATCTGGCTACAGAGAAGGAGCTCGCAGCGTACAGGCAGCGGGAAGAACGTAGACTATGCAGTAGAGAGAGGGCTCGTCTATATCACAGGGGGAATAGCTCTTTATTGATGAAGGACCTTAAACCTGTGGCTTGCACATATTTCCGTGAGCTGAGAATACCCATCTATGTATTAGCGCGGTGTTCTTTTTCTGAACTTGCCTCTGCTCTCTTGCTAGGCTGCGTCTTGGTAGACAGGGTGCATGGCAGGGCTACACACCGCCGGTGTGAGGCTTTTCAGACGTTGCTGACGACTTGGCGAGAAAAGACCCCCAAAGCTAAAGCAGCCCTGCTAGAAAAAAGCCCGGACCTTTACCACTTCCTGGAAAAAGAAAGCGCTTATGGCAAACCACGTAAGCTGTGGGCACCCGTGCTAAATGCATTTAATTTTCGCGGTCTTGACCCTGCAGGAAAAATAGTGCCCCTGCCCGAATAACGGGCAGCCTGCTTCCTCGGTAGTCCCTACCTTCTCGTCCTTATTCAAAAACAAGTACCTGAAATTGTTATAAGAATATGGTGAAGGAATCTAGCTTCTCATTCTCTGGATGGGCCAGGGAACAGAAGCTAGGTAGGGATTCTTTCGGGAGGAAGCTATGCAAAAAGTACGTCTGTTCTATGTAGAAAACGGGCAAGTAACCATTTTAGGAGCTGTCACTCGGTTCCCGGCAGAAAGTGAGGCCCGAAAACAGGCACAGGCATTGGTGGCCTCCTCTCGTAAGAGGGAGGAATGCCATGGAGTTCTGGCCTGACATATTCGGTATCTAGTTGAAGCAATCAACCCTCTGGAGGTGACGTATCCGGAGGGTTTCAATTTTTTTCAGGGGAACCGTCACCCCGCCAAATGCCCTGGAAGGGCAAGGAGGCCCTATGATATCTACAACGTTAAGCAAAATCCGCGAGCATCAACCATGCACTGACGGATGGAAGAAGTTGCTGGACGCTCTCGGCAAAACCAAGGCCGACGACGAACCGCTACTATTGCTGACGATCCTCGAAAGCAATGGCCTCGATGACTGCCTTTGGGCGCTACATACTGTGCCCGAGCATAACAATCTTTGGCGGAAATACGCCGTCTGGTGCGCTTGGCAGGTTGAGCATCTTATGGACGATAACAGGAGCAAAAACGCTCTGGCGGTGGCCTGGGCCCATACAGAGGGCAAAGCCACGGATGATGAGTTATCCGCTGCCTGTGACGCTGCCAGTGCCGCTGCCTGGGCCGCTGCCAGTGACGCTGCCAGTGCCGCTGCCAGTGACGCTGCCAGTGCCGCTGCCTGGGAAGCTGCCAGTGCCGCTGCCTGGGAAGCTGCCAGTGCCGCTGCCAGTGCCGCTGCCAGCGCCTCTGCCAGTGACGTTGCCGGTGACGTTGCCTGGGCCGTTGTCAGAGCCGCTGCCAAAGCCGCTGCCAGTGACGTTGCCGGTGACGTTGCCAGAGCCGCTGTCAGAGCTGCTCAAGCGGAAAAGCTACAGGCTGTTTTGACCTCGGGCGAGATGGCGTGGCCAAGAATTCCAAAATTGAATTCTGGGTCAAGCTGCCCGGACAACCCCTAAAGAAAAGCCCGGATCCTTACCAGGACCGGGCTTTTCTTTTTTAACTAATTATTCTATAACGTATGGCTCAGAAAGGAATCGAAATGTTAAATTATACTTCCCAGGCAATAGACAGCCTGAAGCACTTCCCTTTGAAAGGGCTGGATCCTAAGACACGGGCTTTCTTTTTGGCAGTGCAGACCCTCCTGGAAGAAGCTGTACGTGTAGAACTCCCTGAAGATGGCGATGTGTTGGATGATGATTCTGCCTTGGAGAATTTTACGACGGATGTACGGAGGCTTCCTTTTAAAGTCACGGCATTTGAGTTTCCTATGGCCTTATTCGATGGCAAGGAAGGTCGGGTCCGATCGTCAAAGCGGATTGCTTTGGCTTTTGAGATTAGATCGGAAGACACCTACAAGGACTTCTTCATAAATCAATATATGGCCTCTCTGAACATCAGTCTCCGGGAAGCCGTAGCCCCTCATCAGACAGAGGGTTTTCTTGGCATCATTCCTCTGTGCTACCTGGATGATCTCAAATCCTGGGTGCCCATTCTGGGGACGGCGCTGATCGGGTACCTGGAAGATCCGGAAGTCTTTCTGGAGGACGTGGCTAAGCTGTCTCATGACAGGCAGGTCGGGGAGAGGGCTCGTTATAGCCTTTTTCCCTGGGTCCGGGAAGACACTCAGCTGTATGCCCTCCCTGCGGGAGACGCTACTTTGGATGTATACATCCGTATGCAGAAGAAGATAACCAACCCAACAGATGCTTTTCTTGGGCTGCTTTCGGATCTGGAGGCAGAGGTTTTAGTGACTATCCGAACCCTGGTCCTTCTGTCGGCACACAATGTTTCTTTGGCTCCGGCAAAAGGGTTCAATCTCAAAGGGCTGTCCGGACTTAATAAAAAGCGGAGCAAGGCTGGAAAATCTCCAGTAAAGCCTCCTATGGAAATTATTATCAACCCGGGTCAGACAAAGACTGCGGCCAGTCCCTCCTATGCCGAGGGCGACTATCCTGCTCGAAAATCCCCGGAAACCCATTGGCGCAGAGGCCACATTCGTAGGCTTTCCTCCGGGAAACGTACTTGGGTCAGCCCAGCGCTTATCGGGGCGGTGTCTCGGGAGAAGGTCGCCGGAGAAAAGTATTATCGAATTAAGGCCATGCAGAGGAGATCCAAACCATGAATTTCTTTGGGATCAACCAGACTCCCTATGGCTGCACAGCAGATCTTGGCACAAGATAAAGAATGCACTCGCTTGTGCATTTTCAGCCCGCAAGGCCTTGTAGGGGCTGAGATATTTTCTTAAGGAAAACTTAAGAACCGGCTGGGCCAGGCGCAGAGACAGCCTGGAAAAAGTGCGCGGCTAACCCCCGCGCACTTTTTTTTAGCAAGAGCATCGTAAACCCCCTTGTACTTTCCGGGACCTTTTATTTTCTGTTCTTTTTAGCCAGATTTTTCAAGGTATCGATGACCTTCTGTTTCTGATCCGAATTCTGGTGCAGATACTGGTCGATAGCTTGATCCTTCTTCATATTGAACCACTTCTGCTTGTAGGTATCAGGGAACACACTCTGGTAGTATTCGACATCAACATTGCGCTGATCTTCGGGCAGGTGGGAGTGGCTCTGATAGCGGGCCGCTCGAGCCCGTACTTGATCCAGTTTAGCCTTGTTGAAATGGGGCTCAAGTATCTGTACCTTGCGCACCCCCTTCAGGTCCAGCCCCTCACCACCGCTGCTGCTGAGTAGTAATACCTTCGGAGCAGAGGCCCCTCCCTGATTGAACTCCTCGACAATCTGCTTTTTATCTTTGGCAGAGAGGCTACCTGTAAACATTCGATGGGCGATGCCTTTCTGCTCCAATTTCCTGGCGTAGGGGGTAAGGCCAGCATCCAAGAAATTAGAATAGACAACTCCACGAAAATCTGGGTTAGCCTTCAAACTATCCTCAAGGTTTCGCACCGCCAGATCGATTTTTGGGGAAAAGACTTTTTCCTGGGAAGTCAAGTAGGGATTGATCGAATCACTGACTTGACGTACCCCGGAAGCAAAGGCGTTGAGGTCCTTGGACTCCTGCTTGCTAAGGGGGAGCCCTTTCCTGATTTTGTAGCGGATGTGGACCGGTATATTCTGGGTCAGGTAGCCGTAGTGCCGGACCTGGTCTTTGTCCATCTGCGCTTGGAAGACTTTTTCGTTCTCCGTCGGGAAATGCTGCCGAGACGATTCACTGGCGTCATGGAAGTCAACATACTTCCCGAAAGAATCGATCAGCTCCGGGTGTTCAATGACCTCTTCAACCTCAGAAGGTTTGGCGTTATGAAAAGTCCTGGCATACCAACTCGGCTGGATTTTCCTGGTCTTGATGAACTTTTTATCGAACTCGGACGGATCATCCGGAATAACTTTGTCCTTGGCGGCGAGGTTGATCAGTGGGGCGATGTCCGAGGCCTTGTTGTAGGAGGCTGTTCCCGTAAGGAATAGCCGTTTGTCCGCTCCTCGCACCAATTCCGACAAAGCGGAGTACCTCTTGGTTCCTTTGTTCCGCAGCTTGTGCGCCTCATCCATGACGGCCAGGCTGTATCGGTTGGCCAGGAGGTCATCTACGCTGCGCACTGCCTTCTCATAGCTGAGAACGTCGAGGCGGTCTTTGGGCACCGACAGCTTATGTTTGTCGATCTCCTTATAGACGTTGTCAACCAGAGAGGCCGGGACGACAAACAGCGCCCGGCTGTCCGGGTCCTTGCTCAAGGAGTCTTCCGCCGCCGCCAGTGAGGTAAGAGTCTTTCCAGAACCCATCGAATGGTAGGCGATCAGACCGTCCGTGCTGTTACGAAGCCGCTCAATGACCCGACGCTGGTGTGGCTGCAGGTTAACTATACTAGGCAGCTGTGAACCAAGTTTCTTGAGGGACATCCGTCCTCTCAAAAGACGGGCATGCTCCAGGTTCCCTACACCAAACATTTCCTTAGATTTTCTGTCGCTCTCCTTCTTTTGTTCTGGCGACATCAACCTCCAATTTTTTAATATACGTTCAAACTCACCATAGGTAGGCTCCTCATGGATGAGCTCAATCCCTGTCTCGGCTCTCCACCGGTGGATTGGATCACAGTGAAGATGCCCAGGTATCTTACTGAGAGGGTAAGGAGGGTCGTATATTTGTTTACCGATCTTGGTGATCATATCAGCCTATCTCCACTAAATCTGTCGCCTTCAACGATCCGTCATAGTAGGCCTTCCAAGCCTCCTCCACGTTCCGAAATTTCTTGGCCTTGGCTCCAAGCTGAGCCTGCCCCAGATTTTGGGTGACTTTGTACAGGCCAACGATGGGTTCTTGTGTGGGGGCATAGAGCAGGTCGCCACGCTTGCGTTCACTGAACACAAGCTGGCTGGGCAGCATTTTTTTAGCATCCTCGATGGCCTCATCCTGGACGGGGAGGTGGATGTTGATAGCATCCCCATCGTAGTCAGCATTCCAGGCGGATTCCCACAAGGAATTTACACCCAGAGATTTGCCTGCGCGTAATCGAGGCCGCGCTGCCATGATGGAATATTTCCAGAGTGTCGGAGCCCTGTTGACCAATACCGGTCTTTTTCCCATCTCTTCCAGAAGACATTGCCTGGCAGAATCACTGCGCTCGGTGACGGCTTCTTTGGCTTGCACCATACCGTAGCCCTGCTGGGTCAGCCTTCGAATGATAAACGGTTTGTACATCTCCCAAGCCATGTCCTCCGGCATCCCCACTTCGTCCATACCGAGGGTGTTGTCTGGAGTAATGGTGGCACGTCCAGAGAGGTTCATCTTCGAGTAGATGACTTTGCGCTGGAAGTAGCCATGCTTCGGCTGATCCCCTGCAAGGTATTGGAGGGCTCCTTTAACATTTCTCCCCGCCAGGTGGGCGCTGGAAGGGGATACGACTCCGGTCAGCTCTTTTACTCTATCGACCAGATCCTTACGATTTTTCTGGAGGACCTCTTCACCAAGGTCAGCTTCTTTGATTTTCTGAAAGGAATTGTTCTGGAGAATCAGGTCTTTGTACAGGTTGTTGCTGTCATTTTCCATCAGGTCGCCTGTCTTGCCAACGGTGATGGGGCGCAGTACCGGAGGAGTAACGGGTACCACAGTCAGTACATAGGCTTCTCCCGCTTTCAGTCCGCGATCTTTCAAAGCCCTCAAAAATTTAAGGCGTTTGATTTCCTGATCCAGTTTGTTGCCCTTCAGTTTTGGATTCTGCAGAGCCTTCTCTGCGGCAAGAAGTTCGGTTTCGATATTCAACGCATCGAGGCGCTTCTTAATTTCAGCACCTCCGTGACTCAACATCAAAGCGTCAAACTCTTTTGTGGAGAGGCGCAGCAGAGCTTTGGCACAATCAATAAAGATCGGGTTGACCACAGGCTCGGTCAGCTTGATATGCCCCCACTTGGTTCCGGATAAGCCCCCGGTGATAGCCTCATCAAAAAGGCCTCCGGCTTCTGGCCGCAATTTGTTGTCCAGGCGCTTTCCTTCCAGGATTTCTCCGGAGCTCAGAGCCAGAACATCTTTGTCGGTCAAGGGCCCCATTTTCAAAGAGTCTCCAGTGTTCTCCAGTTTAATGCCTGCCTGATTAAGGATGGCAGAGAACTTGCCAAAGCTCTTTTTTTCTGTAGGGAAGTGGGTTATCCCGCCTGCCTGAAACTGTCTCCAGAAGTCGCTGTTTTTGGAACTGCGCAACATAGACCCTTCACGCAGCAGGCTTCGGGCATTATGGGAAATAAGGGCATTGATTTCCATATTGCCGAGTGCTTTGGGCCCCGTCTTTCCCGAGCCTGTAGGTACCTCGTCCATATCGTGAGGACCTTCAATGCCCCGTGCGGCATAGTTGGAGTCCGTAGTCTTGAAGAGCTTATGGATGTGTTGCACTCCAACAAAGACTCCCGGGATCTTTTTGCCTGTGACAGGATCCGTTAGGGTTTCTTTGTCCGATACGTTATGTTTGACCATCTCATCTCGGACGAATTTGACATAATCATCCTTGGAAAAGTTTTTAATCAGATAGGGCTGCCCCGTCTTGTCAGCAACCTTTCCAAGAGTCGATTCCAGGATCTGCGCCGGGTTGATACGTCCGATAACTCCGGCACTGGTGAAGACTACATCTAGGGGTTTGCCGCTCTCATCCTGTACCATCTGGTGGTCCGGGATGATGGCGGTGCAGACACCCTTGTTGCCATAGGTCCCGGAGTTACCAGACCAGTACGCCTTCCCGTTACGACGGACATACATAACATGGTTGGGGACAGTAAGACAGTAGACTGGTTCTCTGAAATCCATCACCCACTTTTCAATCTGTATTTTTTGTTTCCTAACATGTCCGTGGTTGATCTGAGGCTCCAACTTCGTGGATACAATCTGCACCTGCCAGGTAGGACGGCATTTGTGTTGAACTCCAACAATGGTGTCAACCCGAGCGGTATTGAGCTGAGAGACGTTGGCCGCGATCCCGATATGCAGACACAGCTTTTGAACGTCGTCGGCCAGACCTTTGGAGACAGTTGTGTAGCTAACCGGGAGCCCAGAGTTACGATGCTTGTGACCGTCTCCCCACATCATCCAATCGAACAGGATCTGCAGATCTTCCTTGGCAAAGGAAAAGACATCGGAGGGTACACGTTTGAGGTGGGCGTAGGCTCCATACTTAGAAAATTCGGCGTGCAGCTGTTTTCCGAAGATCCTAATGCTGCGTACCTGCCCTTTGTCCAGTGTGCGTGTATATTTTAGACCAGCTTCATCCAAGGCAGGAAGCAGAGCGTCTCTTTTATGTTCGGCGTAGCAACAGATATCGATGCCAAAAGAACCACTATCCTCATGAAAGACCAAGTTCCCCTCGGAGAGGTAGGCCCCCAACAACATCATGTAGGTTTTGACCGGAATCTGAACCTCAGGCATCCAACGGGAACCGTTTCCAGACTGCCCAGCCTTCACTTCGAGAGAAGGGAGGGTGATCACTTCAGGGGAGCTCCCAACCCAGTTACCAGATTTCTTGAAGCGGACCCGGTTACCGAACATCTCATCAGCGGATACCAGGGAAAAATCTTCTGCACCTCTAAGCTTAACGTAGTTACGGTGCTTATCAGTGACCAGCATGTCCAGCTGTTGGGACACCAGGCTGTACATGCGACCCCCTTGTGGGTACCTATGGGTTTCCGTAAAGCCTTGGTACTCAATCTCTCCAGAGGGGTTCAGGGTGCAAATCCTGTCTTCCCAGGTCACCTCTGATATTCTGACCCATCCTCTATCGGTCAAGACCTCGGTGTATTGGTCATAACAGAGCTTATCCCCCACCGTCATGGGCTTTTCCATCTTTAGCAGTACGGTCACCACCCGACCGGTTTTGTGAACTTCGAGAACTTCCGCGGGGTAATTCTCCTCGTAGACTTCGCTGGCATCGCGGTAAGGGTCACGCAAACTTTTGTGGAGCAGTCCCAGGATTTGATTGGATCGAGACTCCGAATTATCTTCCAGTACCAGGGCTATCGGGTCCCCCTTTTGAAGAAGTTGGCCTTTTTTTACAATCCCTTCTTCATCCAGTTTAGTGAGCTGTTCCTGAGTGAATTTTGTAGGGAAGTAGTTGGCAAACTTCCGCTTATCAAAAGAGCGAGAGCCCTCACGCCCGATCACCACTTTTTCAGAATGTACAGAGGTTAATTTCTTGGCGGCGCCCTCAGAAATGACAATGCCGTCCTCATGATTCATCCCGAAGTAGGGCAGATAAGTGACTCGCAGGTTTTTCCCCAAAGCCAGCTTTTTATCTTTGGTAAAATTGGAGTCTGCCAGGGGTTCTCCCTTTTTCACGCTGTCCCCTACCTTGACCGTGAGGGTATTGTCCAGCATGGTCTTGGTCGCCAGAGGCATATTTTTCTCATAGTCCACCTGATGGGTAACTCCGTCTACTCCACGAATGTAGATGAAGTCGTCATCAATACGGATCACTTTGCCATCTACAGGGGCTTTGGGCAGCATGAAACTGCCTACCTCGTCGTAAGTGGATTTACCGTTCCCGAGATCAGCCTCCACCAGACGCTTATCCCGATACTTGAGAGGGAGAGCCTGCTGTATGTGCTTGGAACCCATAACGATACGATTTGCCTGATTGGCATTGACAAACGGCAGGGAATTGACGGCTACAGATCCCAGGTGGCTGATAGAAGGGATCTGGTAATCAAGGGATCGACGGGGAACTTTCACCAGTTTCCCATGTTGGGTGGCAGGCACGATATCTGAAGGTTTTTTCGCAGCCTCCGGATTTTCATCCGGGAAGCCAAGAATTTTGTCTCGCAGTTCTATGAGACGTTTCTTTTCTCGCTGACCGGTATGGCAGTTCACAACCTCCTGGTACAACTCATTGTCTGTACCTTTCAGGGCGGTGAGGGTAAAGCGGTTATCGATACCTATTTTCCCGCTTTCCGGGGTTTCTACCGGATCAATGACTCCCATGTAAGAGTAGTTTACAGCGCGGGTCTCATCCGGTACCGCTCGGTCAGAAGAGATGGCCCCCTCTCCCAGCCGGGTGACAATTCCGGAACTGGATACCATCTCCATGGGGTTAATCTGCCCGGGAAGACGGCTTATAGAACTGGTGACAATAAAGTTTTTGAGCGGCTTGGAAAAGTAGGCAGGGCTTAAGGCAGCTTTTATGGAAAGGCGGTCTTCCGCTTGTTTACCACTGGGAGAGAAGGAGTCCAGGCGCTGTTTGATTTTACGCAGGTCTGCCGTGTTTTTCTCCAGAACTTCACGCACAAAGTCCTCTACGGAAAAGACTTTCTGGAACTCGAGATTATCCCTCTCGTCCAGATCGTCTTCTTCGTTGTAGACCCGCAGTATTTTTTTAGCGGCTTGTAGGATGGTTTTTGAAGACACGGAGGAAAAAGCTGTCCCGAGGGTCAACTTGGTGGTTTCCGGATTGATTTCTGTACCTTCAAAATACTGACGAATAGCCCGCATCTTTTCTTCTTTGGAGGCACGGTCCCCCAGAGGAGATTTGTAGCGCACCAGTTTTTCATACAGGGTGTTCAAAGTCCTGTTGAACTGATTTTCAGAAATCAAGTTGGCCGTATACAGATCAGGCCCGAGTTCTTGCCGGATCTCTGTCTCAGGAGTGCTCAGTACCCGTAGGACCCCGATCAAAGGCAGCGTGGAATGCAGGATGTCTACTTTGAATACTCCGGTCTCAGGGTCCATGAGTAGCTTAAAGTTGGCCCCTTTAGCCAGGTTGAACGCGCTTTCCAGGGTGTCGTTGCCTCGCCGCCGGGTATAGACACCAGACTTGGTACGCAGCTGATTCACTACATTGTATTCATTCCCATCCACCAGGAAGGTATACCGATTGGTGTAGTAAGGCAGGCTCATAATGCGATGCTTGGGCACTTCCAGCAGGGTTTTTCCGGTTTGGTTGCTGGTAATCACCAGATCCGCATAGACGGGATCCGAAGCGTTGCCCCGAGCCATCAGGATGGTTTTTTGCTGATTATGGGACAAGGGTACGTGCTCCACCCGGAAGTTCTTGGCCTGGATGGTGACGTGCTTGGCCTGTATGGGGAATTTTCCCTGCAAGGCTCGTATGGCGCTGTCAAAGATGGCTCGCCGGATGTTATCCGGATTGTCTACTATGCGGCGAAGCGAAGGTGCAGGCATGCACTTACTCCATATCAAAGGCAATGGGTGAGGGGGTTCCAGGGGTCAGGAAGGTATTTTTCAGAACTTCCTCCATATCGGTAGGGGCGGGTTCAGGCAGACCTTGTTCTTTAAGTTCTTCATGGAGTTCGCCCAGATGCCCGTCCAAAGAAAGCACCTCCATATATTTCAGAGCCACAATATATTCTCCGGACTTATCGAAGGTGTGGTCTTCCCGCAGCACCGCGACATCTCCAGAGGCTTGGAGGACTTCTCCCCGGTGCAGGCTCCGCGTCATGATGTCTTCCAAGAGCATACGAAAGCCATCATCAGAGACAGCTCCTGTCAGGTATCGCACCTTCAAGGTCAACCCTTTTTTCTTCAGGGCCTCCTGAAGGGGATTACTGGAGGGGCCGGAGCCCGCTCCACTCATCAATTTGCCCAGGGAAGGGGCTTCGGAAAAGCCACTACTTACTGCAGATTCGGAGAACTCCTTAAAAGACATGGCAATCGTTATCCTATAGGTTGAGAGCCTTCAGCTTTACGCTCGGCTCGATTCTGCTCGTGGACACGTTCCAGGAATTTGGTAACCAGCGCCCATAGAATGAAATCCTCCTCCTGCATCTGAGCGAGCTGGCTTTTCCTTTCTTCGTAAGGAATAGTGGCCAGCTGCTGAGCCAATTGCTGAGCATGGTTAATGATCTGCTGCTGATCGTACTGCCCGATGGTCCCGGTACTCTGGGCCGCCATAGCATCGGCAGCCATGGCTGCCGGATCATTTTCCATCTTGTGGATTTCTTCCTGCACTTCTCGACTGAGACGGGCATTGTCCAGCTGTTCTTTCTTCATACGCTCCCGCTCGGTATCCGGGTCCAGGCGTAGAGCTTCCTGTACGGATTCCCGACTGGCCATACCGGTTTGGGTTGCGGAAAGCAGCAGCTGTCGTTGCATGACATCATCCGACAAAGTGAAGGGGGTAAAGCGGGCCTGACAGTAGTTTTTGCCATAGTGGGCATTTATCATGGTGACCACCCAATCTAGAAAATCTTCAAGCTGCTTAATATACGGTCGCAGCTGATTCTCCATCAAGCGCAGGCTTACTCCCGAGTTGTTCAGATTGGTGGTTCCCATGATGAACTCTGGGGGAATATCCAGAGCTCGCAGCATCTCTTCCTCGGCGGCTTTGATTTCGTTGGTGGGCATCAGGGCTCGTCCCTGACTGCCGACGTTGACCACACCTGTCGGGATAGGGGCCAGCATGACGTAGTTGGGATCTACTCGCCACATCTGCAGGGCCCGGTACATCTGTTCCTTCCAGGCTGACATCTGAGACATGACTGAAGGGTCCGTAGTGGCTCGTTCCGGGAACAGGATACGCTGGGGGGTGATGTGTTCCAAGCCAATGGCTTCTACGGCTTTGCGAAGGATAGAGATATACAGATACAGTTTCAGGCAGGGTACCAAGGGAGAGATCCCCCAACCACTTTGCATGCCGGCCAGGGAAGGGGCGGAAAAGTGGAAAGTATTCTTGGTAATGTCGATGGCTCGGCTCTTACGAGCGGCTTCGAAATACACCTTGGGAACTGTGGCGACAGTTTCTACGTCCCCTCGCATAATGGAGGCCAGGAGTCCAGGGCTCAGGGTGTAATAGATGGTTTTATCCCCGGTGACCGGATTGGTGGAGAGTTCTATGGATTTGGGGTTCCAAGAGATGATCCGGATTTTTGTCAGATCGAAAATTTTGTCATCCCGAATTTCTGCAATCCCCGTTCTGGAGCAGTTCGGACATTTCAGGACAAACTCAAATTTTTTGATTTTGAAGGAAGCTTGCCGGACATTGACCGCATGACCACAGGACTTACAGATCAGGAAGCGTGTGAATGGAATATACATACTGCGGAAGGAATTCCCATAGATGTAATACTCCAAACCGTTCTGAATGAGATGCGTCTCGATTTTCAGGGCATCCAGCAACTCCTTAGTGGCTTGTTTGATGCCTTCTGCCTCGGTTTTGAAGGTAAAGTCAGTGATCGGATAGTTGATCAACTTTTTGATGCCATTGACCAGTAGGGGGGAGTTTGAATACACCAGCTCACACCATCGAAACATCTCTTTGACGTTTCGAGGCAACTGCTCACTGAGATAGTCAAAAAATTGATTGCTGTAAAGACGGGTATATCGGGTATCGGTTTTGGAACCGAAAACCCCGGTAGGCGTGGTCATCAGGAGGTCTGACATACGTATCCCTGGCTAGTAGAGTGAGTATTTGCTTATTAGATAATGGCCAGGACCTACCTTTTTATTAAGTGTTGTCTGCTCCACAAAAATTAGGATTAATTTGTTATAAGAAGTTGTCTCGGTGAAAGCTGGGCAAGCTTTTAGCCTTGGAGGGAGTTTTCTCCGGGGTTTTTTTTTGTGTCCATGACTTCAATTTCACAGAGGGATCGCCATACTTTTTAACGGCCAAGGAGACGGTTAATGGGATTTCCGATACCAAAACTACCTGTACCGACAAGGGACCCTGCCCCTTCTTCGGAGAGACTTTCCCTGGAGGAAGATCCAATCCTCTTGTATAGCGAAAGTGCAGCCACTTTCTTTTTCGCATCCCTCAATCCGAACGCGAGGAAAATACATGGGGTAGCTACTCAGCGGGTAGGTGGGAAGCTTGTCTATGTCATTCCAAGATTCTACCCCGCCAACTTATTTGCATTAAAAGATTTTAAAGCCCTTTTCCCAAAGGCCAAAGCCTCCCCCCAAGCGGTTCAGGCGCTGGCTATTCTTAAGGGGGTACCTGATCAAATAAGGGATCTGCATTATCTGGAGCAGATAACTTCCCCTTTCTGGAAAACCTTTCCTCCAAAAACGCATCAGCTCAGAGCTATAGAGGCCATGCTGCATATGCCTTATCTGGCCATTCTGGCCGATCCCGGGCTAGGAAAAACCTACATTGCTTTGAATTTTTTGGAGGCTTACGAGAGAGTTTTTGGGAAGCGCCTTAAGATGCTGGTGCTCGCTCCCAAAATCGCCCTGCGTAACTGGGAGGCGGAAACACTCCTCCACACTAAACAAGTGCCCCTTCGGTATGAGGGTAGTCCGGATAAAAGAAAGGCCCTTCGGGAAGACATTCTTGGGAAGCACCCTTGGGATGTTCTGATCACCAACTACGAAGCGGTCACTCCAGTAGAGTCACGCGCCCGGCAATTCCAGGTGCTGCGGAAATCAGAAATTCAAAAAGACGATCAGGTGCAACTGGAGAAGGAAGGTGAATGGTACTTCGTGCAAGGAGTAGAAGGGGCTCGTACGCGCAGGATATTTACAGTGCGAGGCATGGACAGCACCGAGTATCGCATTCCAAGCCCTAAAATCCTTAAAGCGCGTCGCTACCTGGCCAATGATTTGAGTTACCTGGAAGACTACGATTTTTTCACAAACCAGCTGGAGTACGACGTTCTGATTATGGATGAAGGCCACCGCGTCAAAGGGCATGATTCCAAACGCAGCACCGCAGTAAACAATATCGGACAGAGGGCGGCTCATCGCTACATTTTGAGTGGCACGATTACCCTGGGCAGCCCGCTGGACCTCTACATGCCTTTTACAGTTCTGCACCCGACGATTCTCAATACCAATTTCTGGAGATTTAAGTCCCGCTACTGTGTGACCAGCGAGTACAACAAACACGCGGTCGTAGGCTTTAAAAATCTGGATGACCTCAAACGGCACATTGATCCCTACATTGCGGTATTTAAGCGGGATGATTGTTTGGATTTACCGGATAGGACGTTTATTCGTCGCTACTATTGGCCTTCCTGTGAACAAACACGGATCTATAACAACATTGTAGAAGAAGGAGTTGTGGAGCTGCAGGGGCGGAGTATCCCCCTGGAGATGTCAGTCTTGCGTATCAATAAATTGCTTCAGGTCATGAGCGGGTTTTTCATTTTCCCAATACAGCGGGATGACACAGCTTGCAATGACTGTGAATTTCTAGAGAAGTGCCTGGATGAAGATATTTATCCTTGGCAGAAGAAATGTGCATGGTTTGGCACCGATCAGGTAAAAGGCATTCAGAAACCGAAACGGGAGTATTACACCTTTTCCAGCAACCCTAAGCTGGAGGCTTTGGAAGAGATCCTCGAGGAGATAGGAACAGAAAAAGTCATTATCTGGGCTTACTACCAAAAGGAGCTGGAAGACATCCAAGCTTTACTGCTTAAACGGGGTATGGGTTACGTCCTGGCGGGGACTCCGGACTGCGATTTGGTTTTCAATACAGATCCGTCCAAGCAAGTCTTTCTTGGGCAAAGCAGCCAAGGCATTGCTATTACCCTGAATGCTGCCAAGTACATGGTTTATTACTCCCGCTCTCTGAAGCTTGAGGATCGTCTGCAGTCTTTGGATCGTAACTATCGTATCGGGCAGGAAGAGAAAGTCGTGGTCTACGATCTGGTCTGTCCAGTGTCTCTGGAATTCACCGTACTGAAAATGCTCGATGAGAAGAAGGATATCAAAGAGTTTTTTCACGAGCTGCTGGTGTGCGGAGATTGTGAAAAACAGGCTTATTGCCAGGAGCGGGCCATACGCATCTACAGTGAGAAATGTGTTTGGCATGCCCGCAGAGAGGAGGCGGAGAAGCGTAGCATTATTCGATTGAGGAAGATGCCGTTGCATGAGGGGGGGTGGGTAGGAGTACCAACCTGACCGGAATGCTTGCGGCTATGGCAGCAACCACAGAAGGTAAAAAGCTGGTATCTCGGTTTACCGGCAAGGCCACCGGGGGCCCTGATTCGGAACTTCCCCCGGTTATCGAATAACCATTTTATTCATCAGGTTTTCTAGGGGGTCCGAAACGGCCCCTTAACACTTCTCTTGCTTTCGAAGACCAGAAAGGTCGTCTATGAAAACAAACCCTTTGCAGTGGCTTTTGTATCAGTATCAGGCGGGGCTTCGGGATGCTGGCCTCTGCGTACGCAGCACTACCTTGGGGGTTGTCTTTATCGTATGCCTCTTCTCGGTGGTGGCGGCAAAGAATCCCATAGCTCCAGTGCATGCCGGGGATTTTTCTCTGGCTTCCATGAACTCTCTCCGGGACCTGGAGAAGATCTCCGGAAGTCCGGGTGCCGTGATTGATTATCGCAATGCTGTGGCTTTCATGCAGCATCGTAATCCCGCTCTGACAGAACAGGACGCGCAGGCTATTTTTCACCATCTACAGAGGGCCGCACGGGAATTCAATCTTCCCGAAGGCTTGTTGTTTTTTCTGGCCGATGTGGAGTCGGATTACCGCCTGGATGCCGTCTCTCATAAAGGGTCCCTGGGATTGATGCAAGTCAACCCCTTTGTCTGGGTGCATAAGCAGCACACGGATAACCTGGTTACCCAAAAAGTAATTCAGCATATTGGAGAGCTTTTTACGGCTGAGGGCAGCCTTCGGGCATCTGCCTACATTCTGCGCCATTACATGGACAGAGCTCTTCAAGCGGGATCCAAGTCTCCTGCAGAAGATGCTCTGAGGTGCTACCTCGGCGGTACCAGCAACAACCACCCTAAAAATTTTCGTCAGGCACTGGGTGATTACATTTTGTTTTCCTATAACCTGGGACAGGAACGGCTGCTCTCTCAGGTTGACAATTTAGCGCAGGAAGGGTAAGCCATGAGTGTAGAATTGGAAGAGGACCTTGTTGAAGAATTGAAAATCGCGGTAGCGGCGCAGGCTCAGGAACAGCAGGAAAGATCGAAAAAAGCTCCCTTGGAAGAACTGAGTACGGAGACGCCTTCTCCCGAGGCTCTAGGGGCTTCGGGAGAGAGGGACAAGGACGGACTTCTGGAAAACAAAAGTCCTTACACCCTGCCTCAAGGGTACTTGTCACCTTCCCAGATAGGGATGCTGCAGCGCTGCGCCTATCAGTACTACCTTCGGTACATTCTCGGAATTCGGCGGCCTCCCGGGTACGCAGCTGTTATCGGCATTTCGGGACATGCAGCTTTCGAGCAGTATTATGGGGACAAGATTCGCAAAGCCCCCTTGCTTAATGAGAAGCAGCTATTAGATCTGGCGATGGTCATCCATGACGAGAAAATTTTGGAACTGGATGTACCCGTAAGTGTCAGTGAGCGAGACGAAACAGCACAAACTCTCGATAAATTGCTAACTTCCTATATACCCGGAGTTGCTCAGTTTATCGAACCAAAAGAAGTAGAGGTTCGGTTGAATTTTCTTTCCAAATGTGGGGTTCCTGTGTTAGGCTTTATTGACTTGCTCAGAAAACCCTATGCCATAGAAATGACGGCTGAGCATGTTCTGGACTACGGTGGGCTTCACATGGGAGACCACAAATTTACCGGTAAGAAGTGGGCCTCCACGAAACTGCAGAATTCCCTTCAGTTTTATCTGTACTCCATGGGTTCCGGGATTTTGAATGTGGAGATCCACAACCTGGTAAAGGGCTCTGCGAAAAAGGATTCCTCTTCGGAAAAACCCAGAAAACCCAGAGCAGCTCGGAAAAAGGTAGTGGAGCTTGAGGAGGGGCAGGAGGCTCTGCCTGATCTGCTGGCTCCGGTACAGGATGTAGGGAGCAACGTACGTATACTCCGGCATCGATTCGATCCGGGGGAATTTACTCATGTGGAGAACATTGTCGAGGACGCGGCGAAGCAGATCTCCGCAGGGATTTTTCCTCGCTGTGACCCGGAGGCCTGGTGCTGTAATCCGCAATGGTGCGGCTATTGGGACTTGTGCCGTGGAAAACGCTAATTATGAAGACCCCAAAGGGGCGCCTTGGTAAGAGGCAAAGTGAGGCCCGGTGAAATGCTGTAAATGTAACCGAGTATTGACACTTGGGGATAAAGCTATGAAAACGCACAACGGGTTTTTATGCTTCGATTGTCTGATGAGGGAAGCAGAAAAAGTGGTGACGTGCCCGAACTGCGGCACACTCATGGAGGGCACTGAGCATGAGGTTTCTCTGCTGCTGACACGCCCGGGAGCGTCCCCTAAGCAAAAAGCCCTGGCACAGGAAACTTTGGTACTGGTTTGCCCGGCCTGTCATATTTTTTTTTGGATAACTTTCAGTACCAGATATTGCAAAGTAGCGAAAAATAATATAAAATTCTAAATTAATCAATGTATTAATTTAGAATTTTTTTTGTGGTGGCAGCACATAAGTAGGGGATGTTCTTATTCAGTTAACAGACGATTGTGCAGGAGGCAGTACGATGCAACAGGCAGAGACTCAGAGTCAGGGTGGTGCATATGTCAGCAACAGAGTTTCCGAAGCATTTTCTCCTAGAGAGACGGATACCGTAAAGTTTATTTCACGGTATTTATCCTTTTCAGACATTCCGGTCTATTACGGAAAGGAGAGGGATCAGGCGATTCAGGCCTGGCTCTTAGAGTACCACGCTCCGGAAACCTCACCCCCCAGGAAATTTCGCTGTCGAGACTGCATTCTGTTAAATGTCTATTTTCTGTTGCCCTACCTACTGCGCCGGCATTATGCCCTGCGTGCCAGCCTGTTTGAAGATGCTTTGCAAAATATGGTGGTGTCTGTACTCACCGCCATAGAAAAGTTCGATGTTACTCGAGGCAGTAAATTCACGAGCTATATCGCCTGGTACCTCAAAGAGGCGATAGAGACGTCCCGAATGAACGATGGGGTGGTCAAGATTCCGCGGCATGCCCGAAGGGAGTTGGCGGAAGCTCTTGCTCAACCTTTGACAGAGGACGATTTTAAAGAGGAGGCGGGTGCTCCCGAGGAATCTAAAGGCGAGGAGGGGACGGAACCAGGAGTAGATACCTCACAGCAGTTCTCTCAGGACACTTATCCGGCAGGGAGAACCTTGTCGTGGGCGATGAATGCCAACGAAGCGGACACCTTGGAATGGGAGTACCTGTTGTCTGAGGATTCCCCTGCTCTGGAAGAGATTGTAGACCAACGTCGGGTTATTCAGATGTTGGAATTTCTTCTCAATCCCGGATGTTCCGTGCTCAGCGAAAAGGAGAAAGTCGTCATTACTTATCGGTTTGGAGTATTCGGAACGCCGAAGCTGACGTTGTCTCAGGTTTCCGACCTGTTCCGTTCTTTTGGTTGGAAGGGTACTACGGAGTGGATTTTCCAGCTGCAGAGAAAGGCTTTGGAAAAGGTCCGTGTATTTTTCCAACGTGCAGGGGTGGAATCTCCATTTATTTAGTTTAGAAAAAAAATAAAATCAAGCCGTTTGCGTCTATTTTGGCGCAAACATTTAAGGCCACCAGGGATAAGTCCTTGGTGGCCTTACTTTTTTTCTGGCAGTTGCTTAAAAATTACGGCTGCCCTTACCAATATTGTTCACGATTTAGCCGTCGGAACAAATTAACCAAGAAGGAGTGCATCATGGCAGAAGAGGACAAAGGGCTTACCACTTTCGTAGCAGCAACCGCAGATACGGAGCTGGTGACCATCCGACCGGACGGTAAAAAAGAAATTATGATCGGGGATAAGCCCATGACCATCATGGGATTCAATGAAGCCAGCCCCTGGGAGGCTCTGTTTGAGGCAGTGCTGATTCAGCCTGCGCATGTCACCAACCGTCCGCAGTGGGAGAAAAAAGAGGGCAGTTACTTTGTGGGCATGATCAGCAACAAGACTCCTATCGTCACTCTGGGTTTTCTGGAGGAGCTGGTCTTGCTGCCTATCTGCATTCTGCGGGAGGGGCGCTCACGTTTCCCCAAATTTGATGGCGAAGGGGAAAACAAGCCGGATTGTTACTCCACCGACGGGGTCTGCCCGAATGCCAAAGTCGAAGCTCCGTACAGTGCTGCCTGTACTGGCTGGTATACCGATGCCAAGGACGGTAAGAAAAAGTACGGTGTCCTTTGTGACGAAGCTAAATTTCCTCCGGAGGGTGGGGCTCCCCGTTGTCGGGAATACGCGGAAGTGGCTTTCCTGGCAATTCTTGGGGATCGGGCTTTCCCTGTGAAGTATAACTTTCATGGGAAGTCCATCTCGGTGTGGAAAAAGTTTGTGCGGTCCTATCAGACATACAGCAATGCCGCTGAAATCCTGGGAGAAAGCATCTTTTCCTACGTTATCAAGGCTCGTGCTGTTCGTTCCAAGAAAGGCCCGTACTACGAGATGACTTTGGATTTTGCCAAAGATGAAAAGATCGATGGCACGCTGTATCTGCCCTTGGCACAGTTCTACTGCAATGCTTTGAAAAATCGTTCGCGGCCTGAGGACCAGGATTATTCCGGCGAGGATGGTTCGGCTGATCTGGAAGGAGCCACTTTGGACGGATCGGCTGATCTGGATGCTCAGATTGCCAATGCTGTCGGAGAAGATTTTGACGTGTAAGTAAAGTCTTCTTTCGGCTTTTGTTTCTTAATTCTTGGAGGGGAGACTTCTCCCCTCCACAATCAACCACAGGAGAGAAAAATAGCATGACCACGGATCAAGTTGTCGCAGCTGTTGCAGAGCAGGAAGGCCTTTCCAAAGCCAAGGCCCGGGAAATGTTGGACAGGATTTTTACTACCTTCATCAAAGCGGCTTCGGAGGATGGAGAAGTGCGCTTCGGCAAGCATCGGTTTTACAAAAAGGTTTCGCCGGCTGGAGCGTTTTACAATATCCAGGCCAACGAGATTCAGCAGAAGCCGGAAAAAGTGACCATCCGGTATAAATTCGCCGTGTAAGACCACCTTTCAGGGCCTAGCTAAGCGTCTTTGGCTAGGCCCTGATGCTCCTTCGTATAGGACCCTATATGCAGACTACACAACAGCTTTTTGCAGAAATAGCCCAGCGCCTCACTCTCCTGCCAAAAGCACTTCCTTTGAGTTATTCCAAAGCAAAAGCTCTTCTTGGGTGTGGCCGCCGGTACTGCAAAACCTATCTGGACAAAGGTACCAAGGGCACGCCGTTTGATCCCTCGCCTGCCATTGTCGGGAAATTTGTACATGGGGTACTGGAGGCTTGCGTTAAACGCACCATGATTTTTGGTATTTCGGAGGAAGCAGCGGACTTCGATAAGGTGTGGGGAGACCTGTACCACGGCTACTCACTGACCCTGGAGGAGAAGGACCTGCTCGAGCCCTTACGGGGCCCCACGGAGCGTACCCTGAAACGGGTGCTGGCCATGGCCTCTCGGTACCAATTGCAACTATACCCTGAGCAAATGTTTGTGCTTGCTCGCAATGGCAAGGGAATGCCTGCCTGTGGCTGGAAAGATCGGTTGCTGTATGGCTATCAAGACCTGAAGGCACTGAATGCTCCACGGACACAGGCGGTGATCGTGGACTATAAGTCCCACGCTCCGACAGAAGAGAATCAAAGTGCTGCGGATGTGCAGACCCAGATTTATGCTCTGGCTACTTTTCTGCAGCATCCACAGGTCCAGAAGGTGCAGGCCGGTGGGGCTTTTATTCCGGCAGAGGAGATTATCCTCACCACCTATACGCGGGATCGACTGGGAGAACTGGCCTCCTCCGTCCTTGGTTTTCTTGAGGATTTTATAGAGAAACACCCTAAGGAGGGGGAAGTATTTGAGGCGTGTCCAGGTAAGGCTTGTGAGTGGTGCAATTTTACTGAGGGCTGCCCAGAGGGGCAGAACTACCTCAGCAAAAAGAAAAAACGCTCTCGAACAAAGTAGGCGTTTTTACAGTGGATTTACAGGGGATTTAGTGAGGGGCTTCGGCCCCTCTTGCTGTCTGTGCTTCTAGAAAGGAAATTGTTATGGCCTCTCCCAAGAGATCTCGGGGAACAAAGAAAACAGCAAGCAGAAAGGCAGGACGCCCCGAAGAAGAACTGCGGAGACTTTGGACAGTTATATCTGCCTCCGAGTGGCTCTCTTTACTGCGGGAACTGTCTCCGGGCAATAAGTGGGAGCAGAAAGGTCAAGCTTCCATCTCCGGGTGCTGCCCATATCATGATGAAAAGACACCTTCGTTTCGCATCTCCCTAACTCGGGGTTTAGGGAAATGTTTTGGCACCTGTGAAAAGTTTGTCACCAATCCGGTGTCCTTGATTGCCAAAGTAGGGAACATGTCCATGCAGGAGGCATTGCTGCTTCTGCATAACCGTTTCAACCTCTCCTCCTCTCTGTCCAATCTGGACGAACTCAACAATTATAACCAGCTGCAGGAAATGAAAAAAGCTGCAGCCATAGCGTTCTCAAAGGTGCTGGAAGAGTGGGTACGGGATCGTCCCAAGCATCTGGAGTATGTGCATTTGGCGTTTCTGTATCTGACCAAAGCACGAAGCATCCCGGTAACCTCCCTGCCTAACCTCCCTGTGGGGGTCTTTGCCAAGCCGGAACATGCCAAGAAGTATATTGAGGATCCGGATTTGCACTCCCTCTACGACGAGTACTTTAGTACCGAGAACAAATCCGGCAGCAAATGGGGGAGCGTAGTAACCCACAGTAACGACTCCCCTGGCACCATTGCCCGCTTCAAAGTACGTCCGATAGATCCCACCTTTATAGAGAGGAATGCCGGAGTTCCTCTGGAAGAACTTCCTCCGCACATTTTGCGGGAGGCTTTCCGTAAAAGTGGCATCGTCAACATCGGAGAAGATAAAACGTCTCCGAACGGGGTGACAGGGCTGCACCGGTACCAACGCCTCCTGGGGCACAACGAAACCAGTGTTTATGTTACCGAAGGGGAGTTTGATGCCTTCGCTGCCATGGTGGCTCAGGACCTGACCGGTACCATGGATTTTATCATCGTCAGTTCGGGTGGGTCGGGCACCGTGGACCTGGCTTTTCTACGGGAGTACGGAGTCCGGCATATTTGGCTGGTGCCTGATCGGCCCGGGGAGAAGCGGGGAGACGAGTATGCCTGTCGGGTGCTGAATTCCAAAGCCAATTTTACACAGACTTTGGATTGCCAGCCGCTAAGCCTTCGGATTTTTACCTGGCCTCATGAGCTGCTGGGCGGGGACCTCGATGATGCCGTGCAGTTCTGCGGGCACGAGGTAATGCTCAATTACCTGTTTCATCAGCGCAATGCTTATTTTCTGAACGCAGCCAGCTGGGTTACCGAGAAGGCTTGCTCTGCCATAGAGGATCTCCAGGAGCAATACAATCAGGCTTTGCACCTCCTGGACACTACAGTGGAGGGCTATGAAAACCGCTTGAAAAACCTGGTGGCGGAGCGAGACAAGAAATCGTACGACGAAGCCAAAAAGTGGTTTGGGCTTCTGAGCGATCCCTCGGAGTGCCAAGCCTACATCGCTGCAGTAGCCAGTCGGTTCAACGTGGACCTCTCTCAGGTCTCCTCAGTAAACGAGGCCCTGGCTTCCTCAACCACCCTAGCCAGTTGTTTGGCGCTTATCAAGAAACAGCTGAGCAATTATCTGCGAGTTTCTTACTACGAAAGGAAAGGTGGTCGGACGCAGTATAAATGCTGGGCAGTACATAAGAGTGAACTTTGGGAGTTTGAACCCAAGAACGAAAATGCCCTGTTCAACCTGGTAGCTGCCAGTACCGGACGTACCGGGATGGAGTTCTTTGATCAGATCCTCGGAAATAACCACATCTACCTGGAAGGGATAGACGAGGAAACCGAGCCTGGGAGAATGCTTTCCATCAAAAAGCGGAATGCCTGGGAACTGCTAAAAGAGGTGGCAGAGTCCATGCTCACTGACGCCATCAATGTTGAAGAGCTGGCAACCCTGACGCAGGGTATCCATTATTCCAATATCCCGGCAGAGTACCGGAGGAAAGGTGACACGGTCTACTTCGTAAATGGAAAGAAAGTCTTCCGTGGCCGCTTTTCTCAGGATGATCAGCTCACTTGGGAGGAGTTAAAAAGCAATATTGATGGCAAAGTCCTGTTTGAGAATCTCAGTCCCATCCACCGTTGGTCCTTTGTTCAGGAGACCACAGACCTGGAACGGGCCAATACCGTGGATCTTCAATTCCACTATAGAGCCATACGCACGGTGTTGGATGGGTGGAAGCTTGAACACAACGATATGATTAACCCTTTCCTGGCGGCCTATATCATGTCTCTGCCGATCATGGCCTCGGTGGGGGAAAGCTCCATTACCTTCATCACAGGTCAGGCGGAATCCGGGAAATCCTCTTTGATCCACGGCATTCTCGGGGGCCCCAACCAGGAAGTCAAGCCAGGTAAAACCCTGCCTCCTAGCTTGCTGGAAAGTGCTGTAACCGCTAACGATGCCACCGCGGCTTCTTTGTATCAGACCATGCAGAAATCTACGCTGGCCTATGTACTGGATGAAGCTGAAGAAACCGGAGCCATCCGGGCTTCCAAGGCGGAGGAGCGTAACCGGGAGATCATGACCTTGTTGTATCGGGTTCCACAAGGTGGCAGTACAGTAACTCGAGGAGGCGCCGACGGAACGTCAGTCCGGCAGTACAAAATTCAGATGCCGGTTATCCTGGCAGCGATCAACACCCCGTCGGATAGTGTTTTTCTGAGCCGTATCCTGATCATCAGCACGGTCAAGGATCAGGGGCGTAAGCCTCCAGATCAGCACATCTTTGAGCACTTTACCGAGGAGGAGTATCTACGTCTGCAGCAGAACAACACTATCTGCCTCCTACCGCGGATTCCAGAGATTTACCGCAGGCGTAACATTCTGCGAAAGCGTCTCCCGGAGATTGCAGGGGACCTGCATCGGTCTACCCGTTTCATGGAGAGTGTCCTGACTCCATTGGCCGTATACGAGATGCTGGGCTACGACGCGGACGCTATGTATATAGATTTTCTGACGAAGTACAAGGATCGTCTTGCTGCGATCAGCATGTCCAACAACACAATACCCGTCATAGATGCCTGCCTGGTACCGGATAAGCTGTTTGTCCACGGAGAAGACGGAGCGATCAGCAAGGTCTCCGCTAAAACGCTTTTGGAGGAGGGGGAAATTCACATCCTCAACAACCTCCGTACTGGCGTTTACTTTGTCTCAGAGCTTCAGGTCATTGTCCTGGTCTGGCGGTATCTGGTCCACAGCTCGTTGATGCAGGGCAACTACGAGTACATCCGTAAACCCGTGGTTGCTTTACGGGATATGGCCGCTCGCTGTTGTCATAGCTGGGACTCTGTGACACCTGAACAGCACCAACTTATTGTGCAGTCGTTGGGCTTGCATGATGTGCAAACCCCCATGGACTACACCGTGGTGGATATAGCCTATCTCGGGCTCCCCAGTATCGGGATGAAACCGATACCCCCCAAGCAAATAGCAGAGCCCTCTGGGGTGATTGAGGAGAGCGCTGCAGCCACAGACCTCTCTTACGTGGAGGATTTTGATATTTAAAACATGTGCAGAAAGCCGGAATTTTTCAGTTCCGGCTTTCTGGTAGGCCCTAATTAAAGGGGTGCCGGCAAAAAAGAAGGAAGCTCATGGTAGACACAGCTAAAAAATTGTTGGCAGAGGAAGAAGCTATTTGTCTAAAGCCTACGCCCTGTACTGGGTGTCGGCTCTACACAGAGGAGTTCTGTAAATATGCTCTGGCTCAGCACCAGGACATTACTTTTATTGCAGGATTTCCCATGGATATTGACGCAGAGAAAGGAGCGTATTGCAGTAAAGGTGGGTGGCTGTTGCGTAATCTTGTCAGCGAGATTAAGAGCAAGCTTCCTAGGGCTGAGCAGTTTAGTGCAGAGTATATCTATGCTGTACGCTGTGTCCCCAAGGAACTTAATTACAAAATAAAGCAGCAAGACTTAGAGAAGTGCAGTCACCAACTACAAGCTCGACTCGATCTGTCCAAACCGAAACTTCTGATCCCCTTAGGCGCGGATGCCGCTAAGGCTTTGGGATTTCGGCAAAAGCATGGGGAGATTCGAGGAGTATTTCAGACCATCCACTATGGAGGGGTCAAGTATACAGTTTTACCAACAATCTCACCTGTACAAGTGTTGAAGGAGACAGGATATATCACGGTCCTCAAGCGCGATATTGAAAAAGCTTTTGGGTACCTGTCTTCAGGCATCAATTGTGATGAACTGGATATCCGTACTCCGACCGACTGCGAAGGCATAGTGGCACAGCTGGATGAGTGCCTGGCAGCACTGGACAAGTCCCATGCAGAAAATAAAAAACGTCCGGTAGCTGTGGATACGGAGACTACCTCCTTGTTACCCCACGACCCAAAACAGCGCTGTATCATGGTGTCTATGTCTTGGGAAGACAATCAAGGCCTGGCGTTCCCCTGGGAGCATCGGGCTTTGCCTTTCTCGAAAGAACACTTCCAGAGAATTCGGGATAAATTACTGCAGGTCATGCATCACCCGGCTTTTTCTCTCGTTATGCACAACTCAAAGTTTGACCAGCAGTGGCTGCGCTATCATGAAGGCCTGAAAACCCCCGAGGTGACTTGGGATACCATGTTGATAGAGCACCAGTTGGATGAGGGAAAGAAAGGCGAGTATTCTCTGAAGGTGTTGGCTACAGACTATTTCCCTACGGATACCCGCTACGAGGAGGATTTGGAGCGGGAGAAGCTTTCTTTGCAAAAGGCGCGAAAAGAAACCCTCAAAGAGGCGGTAAAAGCGTACCGGGAAAAACTGGTGGAGGCTTATGTCAGCTACTGGCTGAGCCTGACGGATACAGAACGGCGCAGCCTTAACTCCCGATGGATCTCCCGGAAATTTTTGAGCATGACGGAATCCAAGGGGTTGACAGAGCCCAAGTATAAAAAATCCAAAGGGGAGCTTGTTCTTACCAAGAAGTCGGCTGGGGTGATCTTCAAGCTACTGAGCAAGGTACCTCGGGAAGAACTGTTGATACCGCTGGAGTTCGAACCTCCGGAGATTACGCCCGAGGTTACCTATGAGGATCTAGCTGTTCCGAAACTGCTGCTCTATGCCGCAGTAGACGGGGTAATGACGCGTAAGATCATGCTTAAGCAGTTGGGGAGGCTGAAAGAGGAAGCCCTAAGGGTTCTGAAGATTGAGAAAAAGATCAAAAAGCCTCTGCAGATGCAGCCGTTGATGTGGACGGTGCGGAATATCGTTAATCCTATGGCGGATCTGATTTCCGAGATGGAGTTCTACGGGGTGCGATTGGACCGGGAGCGCACCAAGGAATACATCAAAATCCTGGAAGAGAAAATGGCAGAAGTGGAGGATAAGATCTTCACGGATATAGGGTACACTTTTCCGTTGAGCAATGGCAATGCTATTGCCAAATACCTCTATGAAGACAAGAAGCTGCCGATCATCAAGAAAACGGATGCCGGAGCTCCCTGCACTGACGCCGAGACAATCAAGTTCCTCTCAGATGACTTTCCGGATGATGTGTTCCTCAACTATTTTCTGGATTGGCGGAGGATGGAGAAGATCAAGGGGACGTACCTGAATCCCTGGCTGCAGAAATCCGCCCTCGATGGGTTCTTGCATGGGAAGTACCATCAGAATGGGACGGCTACAAGCCGGTTGAGTAGCAGTGACCCCAACCTTCAGAACGTCCCCTTCCTGTTAAAAATCAGTAACTTAGAACTTTTTCTCAATCTGAAGGCCTTGTTCCTTCCGGATAACCCGGAAGAGGAGGATTTCTATGACCTGGACATTGCCAATGCGGAGATGCGTGTTCTGACAGCGTACAGTCGGGACCTTGCCTTAACCCAGGCATTTTTGGAAGACAAGGATTTGCATTGCCTGACTGCTGCGGGCTTGGGGGAGTACAGCTACGAAGACCTCTGCCTCTACAAAGAGGATAAGTCAACTCCCTACTATGTATTGCGGCAGATTGCTAAGAAAGTTAACTTTGGCACTATATATATGATGAGTGCCAAAGGGCTGGCTGCCCAGCTGTGGTCGGATATGCGTATTAGGGTTTCTGAGCAGGAAGCTCAGGAGTATCTCGATAAGTTTTTCAAAACCTATCCTGGAGTGGCCCGTTATATCCGAAATACCATCAACTTTGCACTAAGGCATAAATTTTCCTACACCTTCACGGGGCGCAAGCGCCGGTATGCCGCAGCGTCGTACAACAGCAGTCTGCTTAACGGTATCAGTCGGCAGGCTGTGAATGCTCGTATTCAGACCACCAGCAATGATTTGGTGCAGACCAACATGATCGATTTGCGGGAGGCTCTCCGTTCCAGGGAAGGTCGAATCATTCTTACCGTGCATGACTCCATCGGCTTCAAGGCCCCTAAAGGACAGACCGGTATGAAGCAGCTGTTGGACAAAATCATTATGGAGAATATCCGTGAAAAAGCTCCCTGGCTTCCGGTACCCTGGAAATATGACGTTGGGTATGGTCCCAGCTATGGGGAGGCCAAGAAAGCCGTTGCCTAAGGAGATAATAATATTTTGCCTGCTTCAATTTTTCAAAAAAAGGACCATGTTTTGTTAAAAGAACATGCAAGACCGGGTTTAGGCAGGTGATGTCATGACTGACACGACATTTTCACCAATGGGCTACGAAGCGATACAAGCCTGGCTGGGGAAAGAGGCAAGAGTATTTATCTACGGCGGAGCGGCCCTGACCGGTACGGTCGTGTCCACTAAGGGTAAATTCTTTACGCTTCGATCTGAAGTCACGCTGGCTAATGGGGAGCTCAGCGTACGGGAAGCCCTCATTAACCTCGACCATGTAGCCAGCATTGCCCGGAAGTAAAAACTCCTTCTAGTTGAATGGAGAAGAACCTCTCCATCGGCAGACAAAGTCTGTCTTCTACGAGGGGTCTCCTCTAGGAAGCACGTGCCTTCGGCACTCTCAACCGGAGGTTGAGGCTTCCCTTGGAGACCGAGATGGCACGCGGACGCGGTCACCCCCACCCAGTCATCCTGCGGCGCCGGCGGATCGGATCCCACCCGGTCTAGCCATAGTAGAGAGGAGTAAGCAGGACAGAAAGATGGGTGTTTTCGGAGCATACCTTCCTAGAAAGAACAGGTTTGTACTGGAAACACTTAGAGGTTAGATTATTCTTTGGAAAAAGAATAAGCCGGACAAAGTCCGGCACTTACTTTTTCCAGCTCGAGGTCTTATGAAAAAGCTTCAGGTAGCCTTCCGGAGCGGTGCTCCTACAGGCACTCTGAAGACTTTTTCAACCGACCATCGGCTGGAGCATGGAATAGATCTCATAGTAACCTCAACCCGCCCCAGACGGGCCCAAGACAGAAGACAAGAGTTTCACTCAGATGGGTCATTTTCCATCTCTGACAGGCAGACATAGTCTGCCAAACCAAGCAGAAGGCTACCCAAAAGGCTAGCCTTCTCCCCCGCTTAGTGAGTGAAAGAATGAAAATCCCGAGGCAAAAGCACTCGGGATTTTTTTTAGATCAGAACTCCATATTGCCACTCATGACACGGGCGGCGAACCAGCCAAACACCATGCTATGCAGGATGTCATCCGGCTTCGAGGGATAGCGGCGCCAAACACGTCGGCCTTTCCCCTGATTATCTCCGATGATTTCCTGATAGACAGCGAGAATATCTGGAGAAAACCTCTGGAAATCTTCCCAGCGCATGGTATGAACCTCTCCGGTGCGCATGGCCATGAAAAAGGCATCGATCAGTCGGGTACGATTCACTGTATAGCGATGGGCATCCTCATCCCAACGATAGGGGGCTGCCTGATCCGTATACATCACAGGCACGATGCGTACAGTAGGGGTGATATTCTGCAGCATGGCCATGGCGAAGTTTCCCCCGCCATGGTCACCAAAAGCCATATGCACTCCGAAGCGCTTCAAGGCGGAGGAGATTTCTTCTACATGCTTGGTGGGATCGCCCGGCCCGAAGATTTGGCCGTAGATTTTTGTGCTCTGTACTCGCTCGGGATACACCGCGTACACGGATAAGGTAGTCCGACTGGTTCCTTCAATGCCATTTCCCCCCCAGTCAATACCTGCCACGAAATAGGTAGCTCCCGCGGCGTTGTGTTCCGTCAGCCGGGTTTCCATGCGAAGCTCAGGTATACAAGCCTTCCGCAGCATATCCTCGGTTATGGGAGAATCACCTTCCCCTTCGGGAAGCCCCAGAACTTCGTTATTGAATTTATAGGAGGGGTAGGTCTCCATTTTTTCAATGAGTTTGGCCCACTTTTCCGGGCTGTTGCAGTGCAAAGGCAGGATAATTTGAGGAATATGGTAGCCATCGAAAAGGGGCTCTTTTCCATCAAACTCCCGCATGGAGCGCCAAATACCCTTAAAAGTGTTCAGCAAGTGTCCGCACTTTTTACAGCACAGGCCCTTGCGCTGAATATTTTCAATGGAAGGCAGATTCCACTTACCGCAAGCTTCACACTTGATTACCCAGGATTTCTGTGTGGACAACGTCCAGAAAAACTCCAGGGTCGAAGTCAGGGTTTTAGAGGTCCCCGCATAGGTAAATCGAGGATCACTGGCTGCGGACAGGCACTCCTCTGCGTCAATGATGGCGTCGTAGAGAATGTCCTGTATCTCATCCAGGTAAAAGTGGTGTCCGGAAATACCGCGTACTCGGTCCGCCGATTCAGAAAAGTAGGTAAGGCGCAATTCTGACCAGTTGGCAAAGCGCTTATACAGCACGTTATTCAAGACGTTCTTGGCCTGCATTAGGTTGTGATAAATCGCGGGGCTGTGCAGGAGAAAGGGATCGAGTTTCGACGTGGAAAAAGAACTGGTCTGATTTCCAGAGGCATTGGCGTACAGGGAAGGTTTGTGAGGTACCATGGAGGCATCGGTCACCATCAACGCGGCCATAGTGATGGTTTTGGATACCTGTCGCCCGGATTTCATGAGGACTCGAGGCCAGGGAGAGTTAAAGATATCCACAAACATTGGGTAGTTGCGCAATGAATAAGGCCGACCCTCCAGGTGCAGCAACGCCTGAGCAGCATCGGCCTTTGTCAAATCTAGAGCTACTTCAACCACCGCCATACTAGGAAATCCCCTCCTGGTAGGGCAGTGTCGGATCGTACAACAGACAGCGCAGCACCCTGCGTAGTAGGTTAGCTGCCGGAGAATCCTCCGGCAGATTATCCATAGCCTTCAGATCCCCCAGACTCAGAGAGGTGTTCTCAAGTGCTTTCAGCAAGTCTTTCCCCTGTGTAAACAGATCCGCATAGTCTGTGTACCTACGGGAACCTGGTACCACTCCGGAGAGATGCTCAAGAAACTCGGAGGCAAAAGAGAGTTCTTCCGGGAACAAGAACCACCCATGATAATGGCCTGCAGCTGCGACATAGCCAGGAACCTGCCCAGAGAAAACAGCCGGTTTGCCATGGACTTCCTGTACCAGAGCTCGGATTTGAGTTACGGCATAGTAGATCTCCTCTACTCCAGGGGGTTGCGCAGCATCCATTATGCAGGGGTTGTTACAAAAACCATGCACCACTTTTTCAAAGGCGATTGCTACGGAACAGCCTAAGGAACTGTTGGAAGCCAGAGCCTGGATAGCCAGAATCTTGTCTTTGGCAAGGTCATCGGTAACCTCCGGGAGAGAAGCAAGCACCGTTTCCGGTTCCCACCCCAACCAGGGAGCTTCCGAGTCAGGAAAAGTGGCCTCCAGCTTCCGATAAAGATCGATGGGGTGGCCGGCTAATACCTGCAAGGAGTCCATCAGTCTGCCCCCTCCGAGGTGCTTCCCGGTACACCCACCCCGGAACGGTGCAGGATGTCCTGCAACTTATCGTAGTCAACTTCGCCATCGTGCCCTTCAACCTCTGCAACGAGGTCTTCCCCATAGCGGGCAACCAGCTCCGCTTTGGTAAGTTCTCGGAAGGGGACCTCTTCCTGGGCTGCCTGCTTTTCCACAGCAGAGTCGGCCTGGTTGAACACGGTGGTATAGGCACAGGGCAGCTTCCTATCATAAGCCGGCGCATCGAGGCCATGTTGCTTATCCAGGGTGTAGATAAGACTCGCCAGTTTGGAAAGCTCCTCCTTGTCTGGAGTGACCTCAATATGCCCCAGGAGGCTTGCCAGCTTTACATAAACACTGGGATCTCCCCCTTTGCGCCGCACAGCCGCTGCTCGGATGTCCAACAGATAACGGGTAGTACCCAGGTCTGTATCCAGGCAGCTGGCATACTTGGCAATATCACAGGGGATTTCCAACAGTCCGAAAGTGGACGCAGACTTAACAAAATTCTGAGAAAACTCGACACGCTGAGGGATGGGCAGCTTGGTTTTTTCACGTTCAAACAGCTGAGCCGCTTTGACAAGATCCTCCGTGCCAGCAACTCGGCATAAGCGTTGTTCTGGCAGGAGATAGATAGGCGTTTTCTCCTCGGCAGCTTCTTTGACACTGCCAGCCTGGGCAAATACTTCCTCGGGAAGATTGTACAGGTTCAGGAACGTACTGATGCGCTCAGCGACTTTATCCTCCAGGGCCTCCGACAGTAGAGGGCGCTGTTGCTCGAAGTACAGTTTACTGAGCAGGGCATCCTCTGCGGAGTTCACGGGGAATTTCCGTAATTCCGGAAGAGCAAACTGTTCCATGGGCAGTTTGGCATAAATCTCTGAATCGAGCTCGATGTCGTTGAGAGCCCCTAATAGCACTTCATCTTGAAGGCCTCCGAGTATTTTATGAAATACAGAAAAATCCTGGTCGTTCTGTTGGTCAACAAGGGTGATCATGGGATGTGGTCTCTTTCTGCCACTCATAGAAAATAAGCAGCGGGAGGGTAGGAGCTATTCCGTCGGCAGGATAAAGATCTTAGCTGCTCCTGTAATAAGCTGAACGGTGTCTATTAAATAAATGGTGAAGACCCCCATAAAATTGAAGACTTATTTGTTATAAGAACATGTCCCTAGTAACAGCTTAGCAACCTTACAGAGAAAGGAAAAAGCATGCCTACGCAAAGCGATGAGCAAAGAGATGACCTTGTTTTGGAGAACTTTGAAGACCCTGGAAGCCTGCCTCCACAGCTTGTAGCGGAGATTGAACAGCTCCTATCCCCCTCTTTTGAGCAAAGAACTCTAAGCCTTGAAGATCTCCGAGAAGGGACTTTCTACGAGGATCATGGGAACGAGTCTCCTCCCTGCCTCTTGTCGGTGGATCTCGCTGCAGGAGACACTCCCGTCTTGCCGAGAAAAACGGCGTATAAATCCTTCCGGCACCTGTTTTTTGTAAACAAGGATTGGTTTAATAAGGAGGAAAACCGATACCGTCTGAGAAGCCTATTTCCAAACGCCGCGATAATTTCTTTTTCCAGATACGATTATTTAACCTTCTCTGCCGCTGCTAACCCCTATACGATGCAGAAACTGTTCACTCAGTACTATGCCCTCTTCCCACTGGCTTATCTTAATTCCGCTACGCGCCATCATAGAATAGTGGGGGGATTGAGGGGGGCGTCTTCCCGAGTTTACAGGTACAAGCTTCCGGGGCTCCGCCTGGAGGGAAGGGCCCAATCTTTGGTAGGGCTTTGCTATAACGGGGTGTGGTTGCCTCCAAAAAGTATTTCAGTACCTTTGGCTCATTATATACGTTGGAGAAGCGCTCCTGCTACTATAGAAAGCCCATTACGTAAAGCCCAGAAAGTATCTTCCGCTGTGGATACCTACCTGACTTCAATTTGTGAAATAACGGGAGGATTGTAATGAAGTGCCAAAAATATACAGAAGAGGTATTTGACTCTCCTTTGAGTCTTGTGCACGGCTGGGATGAACTGGGGGCTCTCCTGAAGATCAAGACCAAGTATTTGTCCTGGGTGGGAGGAAAAGATAAGAATGGGAGTCTGCGCCGCAACCATATGCAACACTTGGTAAAAGTCAAGGGACGGGATACCTACAAGTCAGATACGACTCTGGCGCGTATCCAGACCGCGCTGAATATCCCCTTTGATCAAATACAAGACAGCTTTCCGCATGAACATCTACTGGCGTACCGCAAAGGGGTGAATTACAAAAAAGAGCTGCAAAAATATCTGGGCAGGAAGTACATGGTCCATTGTGATATCAAAGGGTACTTTGACAACATTTCCATGCGTAAAATAGTCAAGACACTGTGTGCTCTGGGAGCTATGTCGGAGGCAGGCGCGAAGCTGATTGCCCGCTACTGCATTGTACGTAGGAGACAGAGCGACCGTTGGGTACATACACTGCAGCAGGGGTCTCCCTGCAGTGCCCTGCTTTCCAATCTGGTGGGATATGCGCTGTACGACAGGGATATTTTGGCTTGGGTAGCGCGAAAGCAAAAGGAATACCCCCGGGCCTCCCTAGAGTACGTGCGTTACTGTGACAACTTGGTGCTGTTTGTCGATGGAGACGCTCCCCTAGAGCTTATTAAGGAATATCGCCAATACGTACATGTGGTGATGTCCCGCAGAGGATTCCAAACGCACAAATGGTCTGTTACCCCGAAGAACCACCCTTTTCGTAATCAGCGGTTTCTCGGAGTCGTTTTGAATGTGAAAGCCCGGGTGGACCTTGAGCGGTTTCAGCGGATTCGTGCTGCATTGTTCAATGCTTGCCGTACCTCTGTCACAGAGGCAGCGAACACCTATTTCTCTTTATATCCTTTTCGAGCGGCAGAGTTTCCCACGGAAAATGTGGGGGAAGACCGGGCGGTCTTTGCTATCACACAACACGCCAGGGATGAACAGTTTTTGTCTATCATGCGAGGACACGTGGCTTACATAGACTCTGTCAGCAAAGAACAGGGCAGTCTCCTGAAAAAACTGTTTCAAGCCTGTGTTTTTCTGCGGGAAAATCCCCAAGGGGTATCCCAGAGACTGGCCGAGCCTGTTTTTCTGGCTCTCAAAACCTACAACAGAAAAGTTGAATCTGTTGAAGTTTTTCTGGAGAGGCTCTCTTCTGCCTGTTCAAGAACCCGGAACTCTTCGGAAAGTCTTACCCAGGAAAACACAGGCCACTGGGAGAGCGTTCTTTAAATATTAAAAAATTAAAAAAGTCCACTCCTGGAATGAAGCGTCCTGTTTCCTACCAGAAAAGAGCACCCCTAAAAAGGTGCTCTTTTTTTTAGCTTTGCTCACTTAAAAATCTAGAAAAAACAGCCATTATATTTTGAATTTAAGTTAATTAGAATAGACAATGTTATTTGCCTACCAAGGCTCTGCTAATGAGGTAATTTGTGATGTGTCGTTCTTCCGCTCCCTTTGACTACCCCTCCAGCCTGCGCAGAGGCAAGAAGCAGCTGCGGAAGGATCTGCTGGAAAAGATCAACAGTCCGACAGATGATATCCCCCTGTTTCGCCCCGCAGGAGCCTGCCATAAGTGTGGGGGGAAACATTGGGTTTCTCAGCCCGAACCCTATACCTGGTCCTGCGTTTACTGCGGGAACCGCGCCTACTATACCCACGGAGTCCTGCAGCAGCAGATAGACATTCTTATGACCTCCGGTCGAAAAGGTGAGTTTGTCCGCTCAGAGGATGGCACCACGATTCGTGCCAAGCGCAATGAGGAGATCCGTCGCCTCTATCTGCGGGACAACAAGCCTTCCAAGAAAACCCGGTCGGCTTCCAGAAAAAGAAAACCATGAGGCAGTGCTACGCTGGGTTGGATCCTTCCTTGGCAAACACCGCCTTCGTTGTCCTTTCCCCAAAAGGAGAAATCCGGCTGCTGCTGAACAGCCATGACGAAGTGCCTCCGCGTGCCAAAAGACAAAAAACCCCGAGAGAGCACGACGCCTTGCAGCGCATGCTATGCATTCAGGCGTACCTTGACCGAACAGTGACCCTGGCCAGCCCTGGAGTATCCTGGGATCAATTGCAGGTAGCGTATGAAGATTACTCCTTCAACAGTGTGCACCGGGCGTTCACCCTGGGGGAGCTGGGAGGTATTTTAAAAAGTAATTTTCTGTTGAAAGGGGTACCCCTGCATCTGGTGGAGCCTAAGGTGCTGAAGAAGTTTGCCCTTGGTACGGGTGCCGCTTCTAAACAGGCTGTCCTGGAGCAGGCTAAAGCAGAGATGCGGTTTGAAGACCCTTCATTGCTTTCCGCAGCCTTGGCAACTTTAACCGATGATGCTGCGGATGCTTATTTTCTTGCCAAGTATTTATGGTATCAGAAGGCCCCCAAACAGGCCATTACCTACGAAACCAGCCGTGACAGGCTGAGAAAGAGATTAGAATATGTCCGACAGGCAAGCATCGGATAAGCCCCTTGTGCTGGTAGGCACCTCGTTCGGCTCCCTTCTCGGGTTTTGCAAAACACCGATTTCCGAAAGTAATTGGAGTCTGGCCCTCACGCACGCAGTGTTTATTCAGGAAAACAACATGTTCATCCCGGTAGGAGGACTGGATGCTCTGGCTTTGGACACTAAAGAGCTGGAGGAGGTAGTTACGTACGTTCATCCGGACAGCTACCTCCTGGCCACCTTCTTCCCACAAAGCAGTAAATCCCCCCTGGTAAAGAAATTTCTACAGTATTGGAGCCCGCAAGAAGAAGAAGAAGGTCCTCTCCCATAGAATCTCTTTGACATTGAAATAAAAAACGGGCCACTATCGGCCCGTTTTTTTTATTTTAATTTAGCAAGAGCATCGTAAACCCCCTTGATTTATCTAGGGGGAGTATGTCAAAAGTTTCGTCGGAAAGTCACGTAGTAGATCCCCTGAGCTCGGTAAGAACTCCGGCTGGTAGGCTCCTCTACGGTAGGGCATTGCACCGCGGCATTGTTCGGCAAATCCGGACGACCGTCCCAGAAGGAGAACTGGGTACGATGTGTCTGTCGATGTGCTCCACAGAAAGCATTTTCGTTGGAATCGGAGTCGGTATTGGTTCGGTTGTGAAAAGGCACATAGTTTCCGTACCCCTCCCTGAAGTACGCCGAGTAGCTGTAATGCTCCGGGGGCACGCCAAGGTTGTGAGACAGCGTCACCATATGCGCGTAGCTCAGAACCTGGGTTTCCAGCTGAGCCTGTCCCCGTAACGCGTAGATTGTAAGTGCCGGAGTTTCTCCGGAACGGTCCAGTTCCCCCAGATAAACCCGTCGCACGGGAGTAACCAGGTCTTCCCCGGACAGCATCTGCATTCTGCCAATATCAAACACGTCCCCAGCGGGAATACCCTTGAACTGGATGAAGTCGATGTCCGAGGCTCCGGAATCGTCAGTAATCAAAATACGCGCTTTGCTTGTGCGCATCATACTGGCAGCTTCCAGGACATGAATCTGCTTGGTGACCCGAGTACCCCCGGTTTTGGAGGCTACAGTCACCCAATCTGCGCCGTCCCATACCTGCAGCTCAAAGTCAATCAGGTAGACATCGTTCGAGGTCCCTTCCCAGCAGCACATCAGCTCTGCCGAGTGCAGAAAAACCGGCTGATCAAAGGTCATCTCAAACCAATTCGGAGAAGCTACTGAGGCTACGTGCGTAGTCTGCCAGTTTCCTCCCCCGTAACGGGTAGCCTGGTAAGGGTAATTTCCGGAAGAAAAGTTGTTGACGGCTACAGAAAATCCAAGCTCCTCATTGCTACGCATCCAGGGATTCAAGACAACCGGACGCAGAGCATTCAGATATACCGGAGCGTAGTTGGTAACCCCCAGACTCGGGGTCCCGTCTTCAGAAAGCTCAACATAAATATACTGGTAGGGTGTTCTTCCCACAGGGGGAAGGTTGACTTCCAACCCGGAAGTCATTTTGAGGATATCATCCTGAAGACCGTCCGCGGAAAAGCCTCCGGAAAAAGAGACAATCAGGGGCTCCTCCTCTGTAGCCAGGGTAGCTACCCGAGTGTTTCCCTCTGTTAAGGCCAAAAAGCCTTCCCGACCTATGTACCCGGCAGAGGGAGCATCCAGGGCTGTGTACCGCTTTCCATACAGCACGGTCTGATGCACTGGAGTATCCAGCATTTCCACGAATTGATGCGTAATTTTTTTCATGCCCTGTCTTTCTCAGCTATTCCGCGGTAAGGGTGATTTCAGTGGTGCCATCCACCAGGGTGGTGGCAAGGTCCTTCAGCTCGGGCACCTGCACACAGTCCTGTCGGCGGCGCAAGGCATCCACACTCACGGAAAACATCTCCAGTAGGTACAGATGGTCACATTCCTTGGTGATCTCGGTTATGGTACGCATGGTTGTTCCCCTACAGATCAGCCAAGGTCAGCTTCAGAGCAGCCTCTACCTCAGCACGGGTGGTTGCACTCTGTATCCGAGTACGTTTCAAATTCCGCAAAGCCCGGCGCAGAGCATAGTGGGCTCCTTGCTGCTTCAGTACCTCTTGCGCCACTTCCAAGGGAATGCCCGGGTGATCCTTATTGTAATAGTCTGTCAATGTGATACTGACCTGACCCAACATTTCCGCCAAGCGGATGCCTCCGCCCAAACGAGTTGCATGCTCTTCCCCGGCGTCCATGACATAGGTAGCCTCCCCGACCGTACAAGGCACTCCCCGAGACAGGGCGTCCTCATACTCTGCGTACACCTGCTCCAGGCACTGACTTTTGTATCCTGAGAGGTGCAATACCCAAGCGTTTATCGTGCTGTCCCATAGGTGCTCTGCAGAAGGCCGCTCCGGTGCCAGAATGTCTCCAGACCGAACAAGGTCTGTATGCATGGGAATTCCGTTTCGAAGCACAAATATAAGTGCTGCCATGGATAAATCTCCTACTCAACGAGTTTGATAAGATTCAAGGAGGGTCTGAACCGGATAATGGAGGGGGCTTCGGCATATCCGAGGATCTGCACCATCTTATTCTCCCCGGTGGGCCGAGTAGAACTGATCAGACCCGAAGTGAGATCCAGAAACAGAAGGGCCCCCGGAGTGAAACTCCAGCTGAACTTCCGAAACCATCCATCCGTTAGCACTTTTTTGACCCCGGTACCGTCCTCCAAGGCCAAGGCCACGCATGGGCACAAGGTTTCTGCATCAGCACTGGCGAGAACGTACTGTCCATATTGATTGACTCGCAGGGCCGCCCCTGCTCCCAGGGCATTTTCCGCCACCGTGCCATCCACACGGGTCTGGCCAATATAACTGGCATCCGTCAGCAGCGTAGACAGATCCACACTTTGCCAAATGGTCGCTTCCAGTACGGTAGCTTTAGCGGCTTCCAGCTCGTTGACAATCTGCATGGGGTTCAAGGCAGGTCGGTCCGCCGCAGAGGGGGTACTTTTAAATTCCCTTTTTCCGTCCAGGCGGGAGGAATAGGATACAGCTGGCATGCTCAGGCTCCTGAGGCAAAATTAAGGAGAAGGGTAGTTACTTGATAAAACGTATCGGGCGGGACCAGGGGCCCCGCTCCTGAGTTTTGGTAGCTTTGGCAGGAGGCGACCAGACATCCTCCGACAGGTTTACCGAGAAGAACAGGCTCTCCTCGTTTTTTTCGTCCAGGTCCAAGAAAAACAGGTAGTGGCCTCCGTCCGATAAATTTTTGAGCACAGCAGGCGTATGACCAGTTGGAGAGATCTGCTGGGTATAATAATGCTGTGAGGTGAAATCGTACTTGCCTACCTGAATGCCAGAGTCACTGGTACTGGCGATAAACACCTGCGTGTCATCCACCAGGTAAAAAGGCTCGGACACCTTCAAGGAAGTCTCAGACAGCACCCGCTCACTGCCTACCAGGATATAAGGCTCGGAGTAGTAGATGTAGTAATCGTAAGGGAACTCCTCCATCAGAGGCAGCATAGCCTCATCTGTCAAAGTGAGTTCCCGGTAAACCAGCTGGCCGTAATCGGCATCCTCCGAGACTTTTTTCAGACCGAAAAAATACAGAGTGCTGTCTCGCCGAAGCAGCAAAGGGCGCACCACGTACCCGTCTCCCGTGATACGATAGAGGTGCTCCGGATCGATGGATACAGGAGTGGCCATGCAGCTTACTCCTTGAGCCAGTAATAGCTGATACTAAAAGTTTTCCCAAGGTCCTCCGCGTGGAAGGTCAGGCTTCCTCCAGTGGAAACATAGACCTGCCCAGAGGTTGAAGGTGTAGTTGTCTGCAAGGTAATTGGAATGCCATCCAAGGTGGCACTCCAAGAAACCAATTCATCCCTCTCGCAAATCAGAAAAGCGGGGTCCTGGGCACACGCCAGAGACAAACCCTCTGCCGCAGTCATTGTTTCATTTTCTGTATAGATCAGATTTGCGGCGTACCAGTTGTAGCGCACAGTCAAGGTCTGCAGATTGTCCTTGACGATGCCGGTTCCAGCTACGGTGGAGAACCACTCCCCTTCAATGTAGCTCTTATCTGCCTCAAACCGCAGGGTCAGGCCATCCACGACATCCTCTTCCGTGGCATGGGTAGGCTTGGATCCCGAATGCCCCATAACCCACTGAGAGCCATCCCAGCCGTAGCTGACCAGAGGATAAGGGACATGCTCAAAATAGTAGGCGTAGGCTGTCTGATGAGTAGTCCGAGTCAGCAAAATCCCGTATTCAAAGGGCGTGATGTCGAGAATGGCGCTATCTCCCCCATAATGCCAAGAAAACCACTGCCCTGCCTCAAACACTCCGATAGAAGCATAGTTTGCCGGCAGAGCCAACATCCGACCGAAGGGGTCACACGCCAGAGCCACAATCTTCAAATTGCTTGGAAGCCCGGGAGCATCTCGATTAAAAAAGCTGTTAGCTGCTGCAGAGGTGTTGTAATTTATGAGGGTTGTACCGTCTGCCGACAGGCAAGATACCCCAGCATTGTCGGTGTTGTGGGCAATCCAGAGATTATCCTGCAAATCCACGCACAGTAAGTCTCCACGCGTTGACATATAGGAACTGTCTGTGATTGGAAAGGCCAGAGCCGGGGTGCTGGAAGTGCTGTAGGTAGCCTCAATCAGATTGGTTACCGTATTGTACTTGATCAGCTCTCCCGTAGCTGCAACCACCCAATAAATATATCCCCGAGAATCAATTGTGCTCAGTGCAAAGCAAGGGCGTTTATCCTGCGTATTTGGGAGGCGAGCCCACTGTCCGGTGGTAGTATTTCTCCGGTACAGCCCGGTATGCTCTTTTTCATCAGAGGTCCAGATAAACAAATCCCCTGTCAACGGGCAGATCATTGGTGAACTGAAATCGTAGTATTCCGGTGTGGTCTGAGTGAGGCCGCTGCTGGTCAGGATATCCTGAGTACTGTACCTCTCATGAAGGAGATTCCCGGAAGCTGTGTTTATGGTGGCATGCAGCACAACTGGCTGGTAAGCGTCTCCCTGAGACACCGGAGTCAATGTACACCAGGCAGAGCGCCCCCCCTCTTCAATGGCCACCCCGTTCATGTCGTAACGAGCTGAGGCCGTGACCTCTGGCCGGTAGTGTGTTTGTGCTAGGCCATTGTTTATCCCCCGTTTCGTATCATAGGCATACAGCGCTCCGACATAGGTAACCTTGGAAGAGTAGCTCCAATAATTGTAAGCCCAGACCACCCCATCCCGAGCGCGGTAGCGCAAGCGCGACTGGTATGGCTTGACATAAAAACCTGGAAAAGCGGTCAACTCTTTTCGGTAATAATTATAAAAACTTAGCTGCTTTGGGTACATGGGAGCAGCCAATACCTTATAAGCACTCTGCCCGGTAACCCCACCCTGAGTCAATACCGCAAAAAATTTGTTGCAGTCGGCCTCTGTACAGGACGGGGTTCCTCCAAATACGGCTTTCCCTTCCGATTCCCCCGTGTACCCAGAGTCATAGAGAAGATAAGGAACTCTTACAGAGGTATCTACCGGGGCATGCCCCCAAGTACGTCCCACACTGCTGAAGTTGAAAGGCCGCACCGCCATCAGGGGGCGAGCATAGCCATAATCATTCACAGCGAGAGTCAAAGACTTAAAATTGCCAATTACATCCCCAGTAGCCCAGGTTTTCTCAGCATATCTCTTATAGTAGGAGGTGCTCAGATTGGAGGCTCGTCCCAAGGTTTCCGTGTACCCCATAAAACCATCTGCCTGCCGAAAATCCTCTGTATTCAACTCTGTAAAAGGGCAAATGCTGATGTACCCCTCCCCGTAATTCCCAGAAGAGGTAGTGAGATGGTCTGAATAATGGTTAGAACCCGTAAACATGTAATACAAAAATCGATCCACCCCAAGGGCCATAACAGCGTTCTTGCGACCTTGCTGTTCCTGAAGTGATCCGTCTTCGTTAACCAAAGACAAAAAGGCGTAACCGTTCATGCTACCTGCTCCTAGTCAAGCCGTGTAGGGGCTCATAATAATGGTGTAGTACACATCCACAATATCATTCACAGTCTGCTCAATAGGGGTCAGGAGAGTGGTCATAGCCACCAGGTTCCCAGAAGACGTACTATAAGCCAAAGCCACCGAATAGATGGTGCGTGTCGATGTGGGGGCTCCGAACTGGTTACGGTAGCGCTTACTGAACGTAGTCCCCGTGACCTTGGCTAAAATATCTCCGGAAGCCACACTGGAGTAGGTCAGAGAATTGGGCACAGTGGTCAATGACCGAGTTACCGGACCGGTAAAGCTGCTAAGGTATAGGTAAGGGTTACTGAAAGGTGTCAGCAGAATCTTGCGCCCATTGGGCACAACCAGATTCGGCTGGTTACTCTCCGCCTTCAATTCCAAAGTCCTGGCATCCCGCAGAGCTACCTCGACATACCCCTTGATATTTAACGACAACCCATCCATACCCGATGCTCCTCAGTAAACAATGAATAAACCACCTTAAATAGGCGTGTAGTCCAGCACAGTGCTCGTCATCGAAAAAAAGGCGAGGTCGCTGTAGAGAAAAACCACCTCGTCTTTTTTGTTCTCGCTGTAAAATTCAAAGTTGGTCAAAGCTGCCAGGGAAAAATCCGCACCTACCACAGGAACAGTTTCTTGCTGCCAAGTTTCTGTCTCCAATACGGTAAGACTGCTTCCCGCAGGGCTCTCCTCCCACAACTCCCCAGCAGGGCCTGGGGAAATGCAAGCCGTGGCAAAGTAGGTGCCTGGAAAGACGTCTCCAATATACTGGGGGGTCGGGAGCAGGGTACTGTTGACGCAGGTAACGACACCTGTAAGGTCTTTGTGATAAAGGCGGTACCCAAGCAGATGACTGCCTCGCAAAGATCCGGGAGCAGCCCAAAATACCGTAAAGGCGTCTTCCCGGGACACGACACCAGGAGCTTCCTGTACATCATAGGCGAGGAAGCTGAGATCCCCATAGGTCAAAGACACCTCATCGTAAGACCGAGGCTCAATGGGATCGACACGGGTCATAGAAAAAGCGCTTAGATCCTCAAACTCAAAATAAACACTCTCTGTCAACAAGCCTGGCGGCTTGATGAATGCAGGAGAGGTATTCTCAGGCCAAGCCCTCCAGTAGATCTTGCCATTATGTTCAAAGACCAGATTGATATGACCATTCAAGTACAGGATGTCTAGGTGGATCCCAATCGATACCAGAATCTCCGGATCCCAAACACCCAAAGCAGAGCGACGTCGTACATAAATCTCCGTGCTATTTTTAGTGTAGGCCTCCCAACGCTCCCCACTGTCTGTATCGGCAAAAGCTACGTCGTAGTTCGAAAAATAGCAGAGGGTTGCCCGGTATGTCTGCAGGTTGACCAGCATCCTAGCTCCGATAAAACAGCATGCGCCATGCAATGTCTGCCAGGGTTAAGTCTTCCTGTGCCTGAGACACTATCCGAAAAATGTCTCCTACCTGAAAAGCCGGAGACGTTTCTTCCCAGGAAAACACTCCGGTAGTCTCCCCTGCGGCAAATGTCAAAGTTCCGATCTGTGTTTCATTCCGCCAAAGGCTCAAGACAAAATCCGCACTGGCGGCAACACAGGCTCGTGCCGTAGATACTCCGACGACCTGAGGAAGATACATATCCCACCCACACACAAAGAGGGTCAGTGTAGCATCCCCCGGAACCAGTCCAGGAACGCAGCCCATCACTTCGTAGTGCTTGCGCACCTCCTCCCGTAACGACTCCATTTCGTTCAGGAGTAGCATAGGATTTAGCACTGGACGATCTGCTGCCGTGGGTTTCGCCTGAAACTCCCGCTTACCGTCCACTCTTGGGGTATAGACTACTGCTGGCACATTAAGATCCTAAGCAGGGAGCAAAGGTTAATACTTGATGATGAAGTTAATGACAAAGAACGGGTGCATAGTATTATGGGGCTGTCCTCCTCCTGCCGAAGAAGAAGTGATATCCAAACCATAATCGGCATTGCCGTCTGAGCCTACGGAGTGAGCACTCGTGTTGGGATCGACGTTGTTTTTGTTGTCCACGTTGACTGTGTGAGTATGTTCCGGCATCTCTTCTATGGAAAGGGTATGCTGCTCCTCCCCTCCGAGATCTCCGAGAACCCGGTTGGTCAGCCCATCGCCCTGTCCGGCAGCCAGAGGGCTCCGCCCCGCGGTATCCTGTAAACAGAAGGTCGTCGTGCCATCCCCTCCGAAGGTCGTGCCAATCACAGCAAACAGACTCGGATAATCGGCAATATTCAGAGTTGCCTTACGGTACAGCAGCCATCCAACAGGGGCCACCGTAGTCGGCCACATAAGAATCTGCCCGGGGGTTCCCGTAAAGGTTTCCACCAGGTTGCTCAGCCTGATCAGTTCCTGTCGATTCTCCTCTGAAGTATCAACATAACCGTAATACTCTTCGAATACCAAAGTATGGCCGGCCTCAGGGCGCCATTTCTCATAGATTGGTGTAATAGATACACCAAACCCCTGAGCATTTACATTTTCGTGGTAGTGATACCCCTCAAACAAGCGGATCGTATCATAGTGCACATGCAGAGAAATCCCGTCGGCATTAAAATAATTACCATTTGGGATACTGATCGCAGCCCCTTCGGGAATGTCTTGCGGCAGGGTCAGCGTCTCATACATGGCGGCTCGAGAGCAGTTCTGTGCTACCGTTTCAGCCACTTGAAGCAGCACCCCGTAGGAATATACTTTGCCACTGCCCCCCAGGGAGACCCGAAGCTGCAGAGAAGTAAATCCCAAAGTAACCGACTGCACTGCGAGGTGATCAATACTTTGGTAGGTTGTGCCTCCGTCATAAGAGGCTTCCACAGAAACGTCCGCAGCGGCATCTGCCACCACATGAACGTAATAATCGTTCAGAGAAACCTCTTCATCGATCAGCTCCTGAGGCAGAATCTCAGAGGTAAGAAAAGTATCTCCTGTCGTACCTTCCCAAGCGGTCTCCCCGATAATGTGCTTAAGACCTGCCGAAGGCTGCACTGAGTTGGGACTGTTGAGGATGTCGTACACAACCCTGCTGAAGCCTGAATACTCTCTCAGGGTATGATAAAACACGTCCTCGAAAGTGATATCCCCCGTCCCGGCACCTCCACCTCCAGGGCCCCCAAGCTGCACCAGGTCCCCATAAAAAAAGCGTCCTACCAACCGGTAGCTGGCTTCATTGGTCAGAGCTCCCGGTACGGTTGCTGACAGGTACAGGCTTTCTCCGGGTCCCAATCCTAGACCGGAGAGATCAGGTCTGGAAACCACCCCGGAGCACAGCACCAGGCTGTTGGCAACGTCCGCCAGGCCGACTACCGCATCTTTGCCTGTATTGTTCGCTATGGCAGGGTAAAAGGTCTGATCAACGGGGTTGTAATAAACTGCATCTCGCTCTCCCACAGAAATATCAAACACCACGTTCGGAATGACATTCTGCCCACGGTGTTGATATTGAGTAAGATCCAGATAGTTGCCAAACAGCTCCATCCGGTCCCGCAGCAGCTTGGTCCGATTGGTCAGAGTCTGCCCCTGCCAGTTATCGTAAGCCAACTCTCCGTCAGCAAACTGAGCCAGAAGGGGCTCACTGTTAAGCCAGCGGTGCACCGACTGCCACTCTGGGGTCTCGTTGAAATAGGGGCCGGGGAACTCTCCTGAAGTGATCGTAGGATCACCAGGGTCCTCATTGCCGGGGTAGTTCGGGTCTTCAATGATGGGGTCTTCTTCTTCAGGAAGCTCTACAAAAAGACACTCTCCCATAAGACTCCAGGTTCCAGAAGTCAGCAGGGTAGGGGAGGTGACGTAAGCCGTGACTCCAGGGTCTCCCAGGGCTGCAGCCCCGTAAGTATTGGAACCGAAAGAATAAAGGTCCCCGGTGGAAGTCTCAGCAAAAGCGGTATTGGAACCGGCGGTGATTTTGCTCCAAGTAGCTGCAGGGGTTGTGACATTGGTCAGATCGGAACGATCCGTGGTATCCCCGAGACCCAGCAGACCGTCCGCGCCAGAGGAGTTTCTGCCGACACTCCACAGGGCCCCGGAGGTATCCAACGCCAGCATGGCCCCTTCCGAGGTTGCCAGTACGGCTTTTGCCCAGTCAGTACGCACGCCTACCTGTGTCCAGGTCTCAACGGTCAGAGAAATGTCAGAAGTGAACCGGTTGTTCAGATTATGTCCGGAAGCCCACAGAGTACCGTCCGAGCGTACCAGCACCGCGCCATCCTGAGCGCAGTCGATATGCTCGAAAGCCTGGCCCTCCCATAAACAGGTAGGGGCATAGACCGTAGCCGTGTTACCCAGGCCTAGCTCTCCTAGAGAGTTATAGCCAAACCCCCACAGAGATCCATCCGACTTCAATGCCAGAGTTATCGTTTCTCCGGCGGCTACAGCTACCCAATCCGTGCCTGTACCAACCTGTGTCGGAGCCGTTACCGGGGCATCGATTAAGTCCCCAAGACCCAGACGCCCATAGGTGTACTGACCCCACGTCCACAAGGTGCCATCGCTCTTAATGGCGGCCCCATGCTGTGCCCCACAGGAACAGGCCGCCCAATCGGTATCCGTGCCAACCTGAGTCAGTATGTCTACCGACGTGAGAGCTCCAAGGCCCGCTTGTCCATAGGTGTTATCTCCAGACGCCCACAACGAGCCACTGGTTTTTCGGGCCAGCATAAAGCTTTCCCCGATATCCACCTGTGCCCAGTCACTATCCGAACCTACACGGGTTAACTCCCAATGATCTGTCAGGTCGCCAAGGCCAAGTTCACCCAGGGCATTGGCTCCCGTAACCCAGAGCTCACCATTTTTTATGACCGCGGAGCTGTAATTCCTCTTAGCCACGTGCAGTATCCTTTATTAAACGAAGGTTATCGACCAGGTGCCCGCCAAACGGATGGAAGCGTCCTTAACCACCATGGAACGCGTCTTTCGAGAAAACAGCACATTATTCTCAGACAGCAACCCCAACTCACAGACGGACAGGCCATTGGCTTCATCGTAGCCGACATTCCAAGAAACGCGCATTGTTGCGGCATCTGGAAACTCCGGCACTCCCGTGATGGAAGCTACCCAAGCGACCATATCTTCTCCAACGGTATTGGCTCCGAGAACCAGAGCCTCCGTGAAGATTCCCCCGATGTTGGTGTCGTTAGTGGTCGGGGCAGCACTGTCGTTCCCGAGAGCTACCCGACTGATACGATAGTCAGTATTCCCGGACAAGGTCTGTGCAGAAATACGGCAGGCTCCCTGAACAATCAGGTTCTCAAAATCCCAGGAGTGCACCAGAAAATCTTGTCGATCATAGGCATCAATGTGGATATGACCCCGGCATTTACCCAGGGTGGGATAGGCTTCTTGCATAGAAGTTCCTTTGGCAGGACGAAGGAGTGTTTCAGGGATGAACTATTAGATAGTGGACACAGGAGGGGTATTTCTTAATAAAAAAAAAGTCAAAAAGACTGTGCTTCCAATTCCTCATTATCTGTGTTGAAAACGGACATGGTAGCTGTGTCTACGCTGGCAGGTTGCCGAGTGATGGTTCCGAAACGATAGTGCTGCCCGTTGTGATACTTGCCCATACTTATACGGTAGGAAAGGTCTCCACTGGGCGCCATTCCAAGTGTAAAGGTGCTGTCTTCCTGAGATTTCGGTCCCACTTCCGCATAGGTGATCCGCATAAACATGTCTATCAGCGGATACAAATAGACAGGAAAGCCCTCCCGAATAATCTCGTAAAGATTAAGCAGACGGTTTCTGGTATTGGTTGCTGTGTGGTCATTGATCTGTGCCGAGATATAAACCAGGTTGTATTTCAACACCTGATCCATTAAATCATACAGGTACTGCTCGGTGGAAGAGCCTCCATTACGCGCCAGGTAGAAAGGCTTAGGGTCCAACAGGTGATCCGGGTGCCTAAAGTCCTCCACCAAATCCTTGGGCAGCATGACATCGTTGTACCAGTCCGGGTTTGAGATGTAGTCATTTACCCGGTTCCAGCGAGCAATCAGTTGGTACTTCTGCAGAGGAGTGCCCACCTCCACCAAGAGTTCCCCGTAGAAAAACACCTGGTAAGTGTTATGGTCGGTGACTACCTCGTAGTAAGAAGAGGGGTCGATATCTCCGGATTCCAGAAAAGTGATTCGGGGATTGATCGCTTGAACGACCTCCCCAGCATACCGGGCATAGGGGAACCCGTACAAAATGTTAAGGATGGACTCAATGTTTGTCACGCTCTTGGCATTGACGAAGAAAAACTGCAATGCCTCCAATAGCAACTTGTACTCGAGGCTATTAACTTCCTGCTGATACAGGAAGTGTCCAAAGCGCTCATACAGGTAGCTCTCAATAAGCAAGACATTGGTAGCCCAGAACAAGACATACTGAGAGGAGGGCATCTCCACGGAGTACGCCCCCTCGATGATTACGGGATCCGTGAAAATATCCACGTAAAAGCGCAGAGTCTCATCTTCCAGAGAGAAATGCACCCCCTGCTGCAGAGCTACATTCGGCTCAAAGAGTGAGCTCACCAGATAGGATAAGTCCTCCATCCCTTTCAAAGGGTAGTCCAGATACAGAAGCTCTCCAGTACCCGGATCAGAGACATAAGTGGCCTGGGTACGGTCAAACACCAATAGCCTGTGCTTAATCGGCAGATGAATCGGAGCCGTAATCAGTGAGCTGCACAGGACCCGGCCCAGGAGGCTGTTGTACTGGGTTGCCAGCAGTTCAAAAGATCCGGACAGTACCCGTTGCAGGGACTCCCGGTCTTTGAAGTACTCCGTCCAATAGTCCCCAAGAGCACTGAGGAAGTTACGGGTAGTTGCGCCCCGCTCCAAAGCCTCCTTCATGTACCGGTCGGAGTATCCGTACAGCTCAGGATCACGGGTATACGAGATGAGAGCCATCAGTATTCCTCCAGCTGCAGAGTCAGGAAATCAGAATCCGTGTAGAACTGTAGGGTATTCCAGGAAATTTGTTTGGAAAGGCTCTCCGGAATGGCGAACTTGTCGGAGATGGATCCCGTCACCTCAGTCAAAGACAAGGGGTCAAACAGGGAATAGCTGAGAGTAGCAGGCAGCACCACATGCAACAGCCCGGGGACTTTCTGATGAATTTCCTTGATAAGATCCGAAAGAATGAGAGTGCTGCCAGGAGGGATGGTGTTGATATGGTTCTTGACGACCGCCCGTGCCGAAGCCGCGATCTCCTCCAGAGTTTGTCCCAATGCCACGGAAACCCGCAACGTCAAAGTGCCTGACAAGCATACCGGAAACAGAGTTTTTACCACCGGATCGTAGCACACGACACGGTTTTCCTCAGCATAGACAAAGGCGTGTACTGAATCCACCACGCTATCTGTGAGATAGGTCAGTGTAACGAAAGATCCCTCCGCCACCCCGGAAGGCGTAATGTCGGGCAGCTTTCCATAGCAGGCCCAGGTGGTTTCCGAAGTATTGCTCAGAGTGTAAGCTACCGGTTGGGGAGTAAAAGCGGGGTCAGGTTCGGCATCAGGGTCTTCCGCAGTCATCAAAGAGACTATCCCGGCAAGCTGAGTCACCACAGGTTCCGTAGTGCTATCGATTCCGTCAGAGATCCCCAGATAGCTGACCTTGCCGTCTACAACCTGCAGCAGCTGTTCTTTTTTCTCCAGAGCCTGCTTGACGTAGATGTCCGCTTTGTTGCCGACATGCACATCAATCAAATCAAACTGCACCACATCCCGCATCTGTTCGGTACTTCCATACCCCGCGATATACAGGTTCTGAATACCTAGGTAGGCATCCAACAGGACGGTGTTGATAGCCCTATCGGTAATCATTTCCCGAGTGGTGATGACCTTTCGCGTGCGGGTAATGAATTCCTCAGAGGTCTCCACGGTGCTTCCTACGTAGAAGTTATCTGGAACTTCACTGCGTAGAAAAAAGACGTTGGTCAGGTAGGAGGTAGCCTCCGCTCCGGCCTTGACCTCCACATCCGATGGATTCGCTGCTCGCACCAGGATATCCACGTAGAACTCTGTGACATGTTCGATGGCATTGACGATAGAGGTGAAGCTGGCCGGGGTCAGTACCGTATCCGCAGCCGGGTAAAAAACCTCACCCCCGATCAATGCCAGCGCCTGGCTCTGATTGATCTCCAAAAAGCCTACAGGTTTGGAAAAGAACAACCGGAGAGTGCCGAAAGCCTTATCCCCCTGCTTGCGCGTCACAAACCAATTGCTCAGGATAGCATCCACCACCGTGTCATATTCGGTGCCCAGCTCGGTCTGCAGTTCCTGCGCCCGCGCCAAGGACAGGTAGGCAGAAGCCCGCTGTACGTCGTACTTGAAAAGCTGGTACAGCAGGGACATCCCGCGCACCAGAATATCATTGGCTGCGGTGCCCTCATTCAAAGACCCGAGATAGTTGGCATCCCGAAGGTACTGAATCAAAAAGTTGCGGGCTTCCTGAAGATCCGAGGAAGAGAACGTGATATTTGCCATAGGGTAGCTACCTATTCATAGGAAAGGTTACAATATAATGGATAAAAGCCTGAGCTATTTGAAGGTGTAAGGAAGATCCAACAAGGCTTTTTCCCCCTCTACGGATAGCACTTCTATCACCACATCGATCCGTCCACGGTCCTTGGTAGGATCATAACGGAATTCCCGCAAGGTCAGGGAAAACAGCTTGTAACTGTTGTCTTGCTCCTGATCTGCTTGCTGAAGATATGCTTGGCAGCGCTTCAGATCATCCATCACCTCCAAGCGCATCCGTGGAACCAGGCTCTGTGCTACCTGTGTATAGGTAGGCAAGTAGGAGCCATAATCCGAATCAAATACGTCGGTACCTCGAGAGGTCAGCATGAACTTGACCACTCGATTGGCCAGCACCTCGATAGCAGCTGCCGGGGCCTCTGAAAGGAGGCTGCCCTCCATCTCCTCAGCCCCTTGATAAATCACGTCAAAATTCCCGGTCCTGCGGTATATTCGTAGGTCCTGCATCAAGCACCTGCCCCATGCTGCTCAAAGGAAGAAAGGACGGCTTGCAGATATTGCAGCTGAGTTATCTGTGTTGCCGCCTCACTGGCCACGCGCTGATAATAGGTGGCTCGTGTAAGTTGATGAACATCGGTAAGTCTGCCCAATGCGCGTAAAAAATCGTAGGTTTCCCGTCGAGCGATCTGAGAAGTTGCAGCTACGGCTTTCGGGGAAAAAGCCAATTCAGCCATAGCGTCCAAAACATCTTGAGATAATTTCAGATCCTGCAGATCAATGGAATCCCCCCCGGAGTTTGCTGCAAGAGCCATCTGTCCCTCCAGCATACCCTGCAGAACGGTAACCGCTTGCGCCAATGCACTACGCATGTTTATACCTCTGGCTCAGCTCTGCAATACGCTTGGTGAGCAACCTTTTTTTATAAGACAGCTGAGCCTGTGACCACCCCATAGCCTGCATGATCTCCGGGTTAGAGCACACCTTGCGCCCATGAAACCCGGTTACCAATTCAAACAGCTTTTTCTCCTCCGGAAGAAGATCAAAATAGAGGGCCTCCAGCATATCCTCCTCGTCGTCTGCAACCGAGCTGAAAAAGCGGTCATCCAAGCCCCCTACGGACTCCACCAAATCGTTACGCATCGAGTTCTCGACACGGTTAAGCTCATTTACACTCCACCCCAGTTCCTGGTGGAGCTGATCCACAGTGGGAGTAAAACCGTGGGTCACCGTCAACCGTTCCTTGGCATCGTTGAAGGTGCGCAGTTTCAAAGTGATATTCTCTGGAATCCGCGCAGCATTCTGGTAGGTGTAGACCAGGCGACTGATGGGTGCGAGGTTGTTCACAATATGCGTAGACAGAGCCGCTCCCAGATTGGGGTTGTAGGTATCCAAGGCCTTCGCTGCCAAAACCATAGCCTCATTCTCCAATACCCCGCGAGGTACCGGGCCTGCCCACTTGTTGACTTGGGATTGCAGTATCGGATCCAGACGCTTAAGCAGAGCCTCCCGATCCTTGGGAGACCGGGAAGTGTGGTAAACCTTCCATAAACGGAGATCTTCCTCCTTGGAAGAGGGGGAAGCTGAAGCACCTATAGCCGCCGACAGAGCTGTGGGCATGAAAATCTCCTAACCTAATCATAGATAACATTGCTGGTAACTTCCTGTGCAATTTCTTCCAACAAACTGCGCAAGCCAGAATTTCGTCGTTGGCTGAGCACTCCGGTTTCCTTGTCATTAACAAACTCGAAGTACTGCTGCAAAGTAACTATCTCTCGATTGTTGTACCTATAAGCCAAACGAGGCTCCTCCTGCTCATTGCCTGTGCCCAGCTTTTCGATCTCTTCAAACGAAGCGGCAGAACAGCCCAGCAGACTCTTATACAGGCCTCCTATCTTTTCAGGTACATGGGTCACTTCCTCAGAAATGATGGCATAGCTATTTTTGAGGGTAGGCTTACCGTCCTTATAGGCATCTTCCAGGGTACGCACGAAGCCCATCTCCACGGTAGTGCTGGCCACGTTCTTGCCAAGGGTATGGGTTAACGACAACACCTGGCCCACCATAGTGAAGCTTTTTACGCCAAGGTCCACGTTGTCGTACACCACTCCGGGAAAACCCGGGGTAATGAACGGATTAAACGCCAGAGCCACCTGAGCAGAGGTCGGTTCATACCGTTTTAAAAGCAGCATGCTCTGACGCGCCCTGTCGGCAAACTCCAGGTCCTGAGTGAACTGCTGCCCACCTTCGTTCTCCGGAACAGCGCTGTCCAACTTAGGCGCTGTGTATTTGGGACTGATGTACGTCAGCCAGGGAGGAGCAATGGTATCGAACAGAAAAGGTCCGGTGTACTTCTCGTTTTCAAGAATCTCAGACACCATGGGGTGGGTACTGCTGCCCGCGGAGGGACGCTCTCCTTGCAGGGTACGTGGGTAATACTGCAGGGTGATTTGTTCTGCCAAGGGAGTGTTGTCCCCCTGAGTAAGTAGGGCCCCGACACTGGAGGAGTCCGCCGTCCGAATCCGCGTGGGTACTCCGTATACGGTTTCTCCACAGGAGAGGCTTTCCACCATGGATCGAAACATCACGTTGCATCGAGGAGGCAGAGCGTCGTACATCAAAGGCTTAAGACACATGCTGTGAAGACGCCCCTGGCTGTAGCGCGGAGTGGAGAAAAACGCGAACTCATACTCCATATGGCTGACGATATAAGTCAGCAGCCCGAACAAAGAGTCATTGCTCGGCACCGCCCCGATCAGTTTGGATAACTGCTGACTTCTGGCAGCCAGGCTGGTGCCTCGGAGCAAGGGAAAGCCGTCTCCGTTAAAAGAGGCTTGATTGTCATCAAAGTAGGGCAGAATAGCGTACCGCAGATCCACCCGCCAGCGGCGCATGTACTCCGCGTAAAACTTGCCGATTTCAGATTGCCCTGAAGTGGAGGAGACAAGCTGCAGCGCGTTGATCAGGAACTCAGAAGGGTACTTGAACACCTCGGAGCCCCCATCAGAGCTGGTATAGCCTCCTACCCCGCGCAGGAACAGGCACATGGGAAAGCCATGCTCCGGGATGAACCCCCCGTGAATATAGGAATAAGTGTTTCCTGGAGACAGCTTGTAAGCCTCGTCATTCAGGTTTTGCATCAGCTGTACCTTGATATCCTGCAGAAAAGCCAGGATGCTCTGACAGTTGATGACAAAATTACGGCCTGTCGCGGTGTTGGTGTACCCGGAGCTTTCTACTTCTCCTTCGAAAAGCAGCAGATATTCCTCCGCCTTGCCTTGGAAGTGGTTGGAAACAAATACCTGTACAGGCACACGGTCCTGGCGCCCCAGACCAAACAACCGAGAATCTGGTTCCAACCCAAGAGTGCACCGAGGCAGCGCGTTAAAGCTCTGCATCACCTGTACGGAATGGCAGGGTACCTCCACTCCCGCGATAAAAACTTTGTAGGAAAGGCTGTAGGCATTGGTGGGCATAATTTATCCCTTCCAAGTAGCATGGTAGCTACGCAGGTCCACATGCAAAAACGTGTTATAAAATCCGAAACCCTTAAACCCGAGCTGCTTGAACACCTGACAGGCCTTAGCTTGCATAGACTTTGGAATAGCCAAATCTGCAGCCAACCCCCTGGTATGGTAGCTGCTGCTCTTCCCCCCTACGGCTGCATTGTACAAATAGCAGCGATAGCCACTGTTTACCGGGAATTTCCCCAAGGACTTGGCAGATTCATTCAGCAAAGAAATGAGGCGAGAAGAGATTTTGTTATCCGTGCAGTATTTGCCATTGCAACGGCACTTGAATTCGCTGGCATAGTAGGGCCCTGTCGTCGGGTACGTCAGATAATCGGAAGCCTGAGAAACCCGATTCCCTTCTTCATCCGTAACTGAGACGGGCTCTCCGCCTGAGGAAACCTTAATCTCTTTGACGGAGTAGGAAGCTTCCGCGGCCTCTTCATAGGCAGAAGGAGTCAAAACCCGGTTATACTCAACTTCTACCCCGGTAATACCCAAAGCCGTGTTGGTGGGGTTGTTCAGCTTTAAGGTAAACACCAGATATTCGAAGCTAAAAGCTACCTGGCCTTCCCCTTCTGCCGACTCGGACAAAGACAGGCCCAGCATAGCCCCCTGTACCATGTAGCCGCGAAAACACAGATGAGGTGCTACCCCGGTGAGCGCCACCTGAGAGAGGCGGAGGACATGGCGGTACCAGGATTGAAAGTTCTCCTTACCCAGATTACTGGAGGTGTCTAAGAGCACTCCCTGCACATTCAGGACTAAAGGAGCTTTTCCAAAGTAGTGGAGGCTGAAATAATCCCCTATATAGGGAGTAAGGTGGTGATGATCCGTGTAAGCAAACGTCACATCGGTAATCAGCAGATCCCCAAGGATATTCCCTGCAGCGTCCAGAGAAGTGGACAGCAGCCGAGCAGGGACTGTGGTGTTCTTCAGAACCTCTGTATCCTCCGAGGTCAAGAGAAAGCCCGCCATCCCGGAAAAATCAGCCGTATCAAGTACCGTGAAGCCTGTTCCCGGAGCCCCGTAGATGTAATTGTTTGCAACCTGGATCTGCATAAGGGCTAGACCTTTATAACTTTGATCTGAAGGGGATCCGCTGCGAGGGCACTGTTTGGTGCTCCCGGATTTTCAGGGGAACCGGTCGCTGCGTTAGCCTGCAGGACCTTCTGAGTAGGAGTAGCTTCAGACCGTACGGCGTCCACACTCTGAGCAGTGTTGGTTTGCTCAGGAGTACTGGCTGCCGACGGGAGTATCTTATAGCGACAAGCAAAACCGGACATGGCGAAGGTTGTGGCCCCCTGCATAAGGGCACTTTCCGACAACTGCAAAACCGTGGGGAAAAAGCGCTCCGTAGTATCCCGCAGAGTAAGATTCATACTAAGTCTGGGATGGGTAGCTTGCAGCTTGCTGCCTCGGAACAGTTTCTCGTACATATATAAGAGGGCCAGCCGATGATCCTCTTTGTTTGTTACCCAAACGTATCCGGAGAACTGCACTTGAATGGGCTCTGCCCCTCCAGAAAAAACGATGAAAGTATCCGCCAGCACGTCTTGTATAGAGGCAGTATCTGCATGTCTTTCTGCATAGGAGGAAATGATCAGCTCCCAAAAACCCTGAGTGATCATACGTTCCGCCAGCTCGGAGGACCCGAGCAGTTGGGTCAGATGCTTACGCGTAACGTCATCCCGGGGGAAACTTAGGTACCCTTTACGCGTAAAGTCACCTTTAGCCGCCCAGGAAGTCTGCCGGCCTTTCCAGGAGGCTTCGTCTACAGGGAACATGGCTTACCTACCCCGATAGGTGGGAAACATGGTGCTCACCAGAGGGTTGCCCCCGCCGCCACCCTCCGTGAAAGTCTTCCCAAGAACGGCGGGATTGCCTCCAGCGACTCCCGCCAGGACGGCAGCCAGCTGCCGGAGGACCTTGACCATCTCCCGATTCATGGCCAACTCCTCTGCCTTCTCTTTAGTGAGCGTACTGGTTTGGCTGGCCTTGTCGTTCTCCAGAGCCTCTTGAGCCGCCTGAGCCTTGTCATGCGTACGTTGTAACGCCAGTGCATTGTTGGTAAGAGCGCCCAACTGGCTGACATTTTTGGATCTGCCATCCTTTCGGCTGGCTTTCAGAACACCGGAAACGCGCTCGTCCTGAGCAGCTTCTTCAGACAGCATCCCTCGCAGAAGCTCATCGACACGGGCCACATCCCCCTCGGCATTGGCAGTCATCAGCTCTTTGATCTGCTCCTCAGACATATGCCCTTTACGGAGGATCTCCTTCAATTTTTCAGGAAGGATCTTCTTCTCTCGTGTATTCAAATCCCCTCCGCTGAGGCGTCCCAGCATGGAGGATGCGGCATACATCAAGCCAATATTCTTCGAGCCCTTTTTCTGCCCGATCCCCAAGATGGCATCCGCACTCTCCATATCATGGAAAAGTGCCCCACGCATCCCGGGAGAGGTGGTCAACCATTTGATGCGCTGTTCATACTGAGCCCGCAGCTCATGGGCCTTCTTACTGTCCATCTGAGCCGCTTTACGATTTTTCTTGGCAAAAGCACCACGTACAGTAGCGGCGGTTCCTTCATCCTCCAGGGCCGCCTGAAACCCGTAGGCTGCCATATTTTGAGAAACATTCAGAGAACCCACCCACTCCGCCGCTTCCTCAAAAGAGGCCCCCTGAGACATGCGGTAATGCTGAAACGCCCTCCTGACTCCAAGTTCTGTAAAATCAGAAGCACTGGTCAAGTGATCCCGCATGTAGCGGCTCACCTCATTGACGTCCAAGCCTGCTGCCAGCAATTCCTTTCTGCCGGCTTCTGCCGACTCCAAGGCTTTCTCATCCTTAAACAGGAGCTTGTTCGCCCTCTCCAGAGAGAGATAATCCTTATCCCTGGAAAGCGCTCCTCGGGAAGAATTTCGCTTGAAATCCGCCTTGCTATAGGCTGCACCCTCCCAAGCAATCAAGCCTGAAGGGCCTCGTCCCATTTTTATGGCCTCAGCACGATCCTTGGCTTTCGCGCTGCTTGAAGCCCAAGACCCATAGAGAGATCCGACACTGTCATAGGCCGTCTTGCGCCACCAGCGTCTCAACCGTCCCAGAGGGTTCGCGTCCCGAATGTATTCTTCCTGCTGGTTGTACAGGATCTCCCCTTCGGTGTGCTCCATCTGGTCCGCCATGACACCCGAAGACTGTCCCATCTCCAGGACAAAACGACGTGCCTGCTCAGGAGACATTTTGCCCGCGATCTGAGCCGCCTGTGTCAAACCTTCCACGTTCATGGGCAAACCTGCCTGTCGGGCATACCCCATGATAAACTGCATTTTTAGAGCCTTCATACCATTAGGCCCCATCATCTCACTCAACTCGGAAAGGCGCTCCGGCATTACCGCCTGCAAGGTTGAGTACTGTCCGGGGGTCTTGGCATGCGATACGCTTTGCAGCAGGGTGTCTCGATAACTGGTCTTCCCACTGAGGATTCCAAGAGCCTTTTGCTTATTCAAGGAACCGTCCTGGTTAAGCATCGCGGGTAGAAAAGCCCAGGAAGTCTCTTTCTGAAACCTGGCGTCATCTTCTGTCATAGTCTGTGCCATCCCAGAGACCCCTCCGAGACGAGCCACTTCCGCAGCAGACACAATACCCGTACGCTTCATGAACTCCACCCGAGCAGCATTGGACATAGCCATCTGAGAGCCATGCACAGGAGTCAGGCCGTACTGGTTATAAACCATGGCCCCTTGCTGCCCATAGGTATCTACCATCTGGCTGATGGTCATGCCTGCCATACGCGCAAAGGTATGCTCATTGGCCATCATCCCCTGGTGAGCCCCCATGTCCGCACCCATAGTCATCAGGCGCTTCATGTGAGTCACGACCTCCTTGTAGTCCTGTGAACCCAACAGGCCCGAGATAACCTTGAGATTCTTCATGCCTCGTGTGATGGCCTGCTTGTACTGCTCGACATCATTACTAAAATCCATAAGCCCAGCAGACATGGCCTCACGGGTAAACCCCTTGTAATCGTCGTATTTATACGCCATGTCCCGAGAAGCACTGCGTCGCATATGCTCATCCACCCGAGAAGCCGCCGACATGGAAAAGCCTTGCCCCAGAGTGGCGGATACGTCGGTACCGGAAAATATTTTGGCCATAGAAGTCATCTGCATTTCACGGGCACCACGCATACGGTCGGTATACCCTTGGGAAATAGCTGGAGCCAGAAACCCGGCACCCAACCCCACCGCTGCACCCACCGGTCCGCCAAAAGCGAGCCCTGCGGCGGCCCCTGTCAAAGCCGAAGCTCCCATGGAAAACCCAGCATCCGCCATGGTCCCCATAAAAGCACTTTTGGCATCGGACATGCGCCGACTGGCCATCGTCCTCTGCAGATGAAAATTCACCCCAGGATTGTAGATATCCACCCAGTACTTACCGGGGATGCCAGGTAACCCACCTTGATTGGCCATCAAGTAAGATTGCCAGAGGGTCTGCTGCTGGTAAGCCTGAGAGTATTGTGTAGTTGGGGCCGGCATGGTACGAAAAGCCCCATACTGCGCTCCGGTAAGAAACTGTGCCTCCGGCATGTACCCCATCTGACCACCGGTCATAAACTGTGTGGCCAAAGGGTCATACGTTGGGAAGGCTGCTCCCTGATTGGAAGGTGTAATCATGCCGTGCTCTTCAGTGTATGAATTCTGTTAAGGAGCCCGGAAACGCGATTCAGCACTTCCGAGAAAGAGGTAGAACCTTCCGTTGCGGAAGACAAAGCCTCCAGGTAGCGGAGTTTGTCTTCATCGGAAGTCTGTTCCTGAGGAGAGTCTTCAAAAAGATCCGGTCCTGGATCCCTAAAAACCAAAGGGCGCTGTCCGAAGTTTTTCAAGGATTGCTGCTGCATAAGACGATTCTGGTTATTGTCCAACGTCCGCAGGAGATTAAAAGCGTACTTACGGTGATTCTCCGGAGCGGTCACCATGTACAGCTCGGACAGCAAAGAATACAGCAGCTGATCCCGGTGCATACTGTTGAGCACCTGACGCTCAAGGCGGACTCGCAGCAATTTGAATTGCACGGAGTCTGCATGGTACATCGCCCCGGTCAGGGCAAGAGCCTCTGCCCTTAGTCTTCCGACCGGGGTGTCGTAAAATTTTCGACCGCCCACTCACTGGTCGCCACGGAGACCACCCGATCAAAGATCGCCAGCTGCTCAATGAGGCGTCCCTGCAGAATGAAGCTGAGGTTACGTACAAAGGTCAGGCAGTCCCGAAACTCATCCTCATTGCTGAGGGCAAACGTCCTGTCCCCATATTTTTCCAGAGACCCCGCCAGATTATACATGCCTACCACAGAGTTAAACTGCGTATACAGTTTCGGACTGGATACCTCCAGCTCCTTGAGCAGCAGAGTGTTTACCCAAGTGGGGCGCACCCGAAACACCACAGGGATTCTCCCCAACAGATCGAATCCCCACTTAACATCCCCTTCGGTAACCAGAGTATCCAGCACGGAAGCAATGTCGTCCTGGCTGATGTCATGCTCTGCGAGAAACTCCAGGTATTCCTGGACTCGAGCATCCTCTGTAGCGGTCTCCAAGGGAAATTCCGTGACCTCGGTGTCCTCCTCAGGGGCTCTATCCGCAGCTTTTACGGGGGCTGTCACTTGGGTTGGTCCCGGAGTGCCCGGGAGACTGGAAGATGTTTTCAGGTGGGGCTTGCTTAAAGAAAGAATGTCAGGGGTTTCCACAAAACGCTCCTTTGGATAAAAAATACAGGCTACAAAATGCTTTCATTGTCACTGGAGGTACGAGCATGCGTCTGAATGTGGTCTACCACTGCTTCTGCAAGGGCATCCGACAGCAGCAATAGCCAAGAGGTGTTGTCTTTGCCTGTTCCGGATAAATTAAACCCGGCATCAGTTAACGCTTGCTGTATCCTGGAGGAGAGCCCCTCCTTGCTCATTGCCATAATTTTTCCTTAGAGTTGGCCTACCCTACGGGAAAGGGTGGGCCAAACTATTTGCTAATCACCACATCCCCACTCCAATCTGAATGGGGATGCCCGGTAAAAGGACAGATGCACTTCTGTGTTACAGCTCCAGAAAGATCCCCGCTACCACCATCAATATCAATGGTGCCCTCACTATGAATGATGGTCTTGCCCTTAGTGTGTACCGTGGTGTTACCTGTTTGAACATCTACGGTAAGGTGCCCAGACTCACTAACAAGCCCGATATTGTTGCCTACCTGCATAGTGGCGTCATGCGTTGCCTGCAGCTTGATATTACCATTCTGATCAAACACCAAATCCACGTACTGATCCTGGGCAACATTGTTTACCAGAAGATGCAAACGCGCATCCACATCGGAAGGATCATGTCCCAGCCATGCCCTTACCGTCCACTCCGCAACCTCTGGGTGTGTCTCTGCAGCGAAATCGGCACCTCCACGAAAACTCAGTCCTACCCGTCCGGCTTCATGTGTGGTTTCCACCTCACCAAAGTCGGTATAGAGCTGAAACCGGCGGGCGACCACCCGGACAAAATCCCTAAATCTCCCCAGTACGATCTGGCAAAGAGGGGAGGCCTTGAGCACAGCTAGGCCTTCGTTGAGCAGATTCAGGAGAACACCGCTGGAAGTCCGGAGTACTTTGTCCTGTGGGAACATATCTACAGGACGGCCTCCACTGTAGTGCTTCTCCGAGGACCGAAGGTAGGTATGCGCCTCGGAGCCCCCGTAGCCGGCCTCTGCCAAAGGAGGCACCTCCTCTGTACTACCGCCAACGCCTTCCACAGGCAGCGTGCCAAAAACAATGGGAGTGCCTCCGATCTTCCCTACCAGGACCCTGGCCCCCCGTAGATCGCGCAGCCATGACACATCCCGGCTGTGGGGAGCCCCATAAACATCCAGGAGGGGCACCCCCGTCAGCAGCCGTAATCCCTCCATCTTGATATCCACGGTGTACGCCTGAGGGTTACAATCCACTACAATGCCTACCTCAAACAAAGGTCCGCTTGCAGCCTGCGCCGGAGTATATGGAGACGTGTAGTTACTTTTCATAAAAGAAAGCCCAATACCTAAAAGTTGATTCCATTAGATATTGGGCTTCAGAGGGGTTTTTATGAACTTATTTTAGCTTTAGAAAATCAGCTTAAGGTATCCAAACTCAGGTCATATCGAAAGGTTATCCCTTTAATCGCCTTCTGAGGATCTCTGGACCAGTCTGTCAGGTTGTGCTTGGGAAAAATCTTATGTCCCAGCTTCAAAGTACCATTAAAGAGGCGCAGATGCAAATTCCAGTAAGGGTGTCTCTTTACTTTATAAAACCGATAAGCATCTGAGCTGGCGAGAGTCACAACCTCTTTGTTTACAAGATTGACTCCAAGTAGGGGGATAAATCGAGAAAAGTTATTGCAAGGGTTTCGCCAGGCCAGCCACCATAGCTGTTTAAGGTAATCTGTCTTCAGCCACTTTGGAGCCTGCTCAAACCAATACAGGCCCCGGATATCCCCCATGGCGCCATCCCTCAGATTATCCCAGGGCCATGCCCACGCTGGGAGCCGAATCAACTTCCAATCCTCCCAGACAAGTTTCCCCAAAGCCCTTTCCATCTGAGGTCGCTGACTCTCCACCTCCCGAGCGAACAGAAGAGCCACTGGAGTCACCAGGAGTCCGGCCAAAGCAACGACCTGCCTAAGTACCAACAAGACAACCCACAGAGGGGTCACATAGAAGAGATCCCTCATAGCAGATCCTCTGCCGGATTTTTAGAACTGAACTTGTTGTTGCCACAGTAGGGGCCCCAAGGCACCACACGGTCTGCCATGAAGGAGACCTGCTCCATGATCATTGTTGCTCCGGTCTGCTGCGCGACATTACGGCTTTGCAGGACTACAGACTCCAGGTAATCAGCGCCCACACCTGTCTTGCCCCCGGCATTCGAAGTGGAAGGAGAAGCATAGATGACCCCGATGCCGATAGGGATCCGGAACAGATCCTCCTCCAGGTTGACAAACCAGGAATCCTCCCCATCGTTATTTTTGGAAAACCGTGTACCGGTAGGGTTGTTGACCATGCTGCCAATCTCGGTTACGGCATACAGGGCCCGAAACAGGTTAGCCCCTAGAATTACCAGACGCCCAATGGAACCCGAAACAGGTGCGTTGCTTTTCGAGAAGATGTGCCGACGGGAACCAATGGCCTTCATCGGAGCAATCTGAGAAGCTTCCGCGTACTGGATCATGTTTACCAGTCCCACGGTATAGAAAGAGGCCTCGCCATTGGCCTGTGCCAATCGCGGAGGTCCGACCACCAGGATGGAGTCGTCCGGGGTGGCCAGGTTCATCAGAGCGTGATCGTGGATAACCTCGATGTTGCGCTCTTTGTAGTTGGACGCCCACTGCTCCAGGGAGGTAGCGGGAGTCACATTGGGGTTTTTCATGATATTGTAGCCACTCATTGTGGTTCCTCCTCAGGAGTTACTGGCTGACGACGTGCAGCCCGATAGTGTTGAGAACGTACGGGAAGTTGACACTGACATACATCTCCACCCGGTCCCGGATGGCTTCCAGCTGTGCCACGCTGTCCACTTTGTAATTCAGTACAGGGGAACCAATCTTGGGCAGGTTGTTAAGACGCAAGGACTCCAGGACGGCTTCTGCAGCGGTCTGCAACAGTGCCAGGGTAGAGGGGACAATGTTGTACTTGCCAAGAAACTGGTCCAGGACCTCTTTCAAAAGAACGCAGACATAATCAAAGTTCTTACAGAACGAGAGTTCCCGAAGTTCCAGGGTAGACATGTCGGTCGTCAATTGGTGCCGAATGTACGGAGGGGACGAGGTATTCTGCTGCAGGAAAATGAATGTGCCACCGTCTGCGATGGTGTCCAGCTGGCTCTGAGTGAAGTAGTCATTGGCATTGTACAGGCCCTCAATGCCGGCTACGCTGATACGGGTCAGTCCTTGGTGGCTGGGCAGTCCGGCAACCATGCCTGCTACGGCACAGCCCAAGTAATACCCGGGTACCTGTTCCCCCTCAACAACCGCGGTATCCGGCCAAATATGACAGACACGCTGGGAGCCGAAGCTCTGGCTGACCAACCGAAGTTCTGCAGCCTGCTGTGTCTTATCCAGGAAGGTCTTGATCTGATAAGCCCCTGCCCAGGAAGTCAGAGCTTCGGCTTCCGCATCGGGGAACACCGAGGTCACTTCCAGCAGGTCGTCTCCGATAACCTCTTCCACAAGAACCGAAAAGGCAACCGAGCCATCCGGATTCAGCAATTCAAGTTGGTCTGCCGCAGAAACCAGATCAGACATGAACGACCCAGATACGTCCCGGAACAGCAGCCGGCCTTCCCCCGACTTGGTTTCAACGGCACCGGTAGTGCCCTCAGACAACACCTTGTCTGTCATCAGTTGGGTACTGACAAAGCAGCGACGCCACAGACCGACTTCAGGCTGACTCATAGCCTCGCAATGCGCCTTGAAGATATTCAAGATAGCGGGATTCTGCGTCAAGGGCACCAGACCGTAGACGTTGTCTACCAGCTCTAAAGTGTCCTTGGCCGCGGTGTACCCGGCGAGACTGTCCTCCGTCACCCCAAGAAACTTCACAGGAGTATCGGTATTGGCGAGGGTCAGCAGCACCCCCAGACCAAGAGGGTTGTCCGAAGTCAGAGTGCCCAGTACAGAGGCAGCCTCTGTAGCAGACTCCACGGTCCCTACCGTGGTCAGATCCGTACGCAGGGCTTTGTATCCCACGTAGACAGAAGCCGTATCCACTGTGTACTCTAAGTAGGTAACCGCCACCAAAGACACGGTGTTATTCTCCGCGTCTACGGTGAGAGCAGCACTCCCTGCGGGAAGGGAGTAAGACTCCACCTGGCGGGTAATCTCCACCTGGAAACCTACCTCGGTGTTGCCTCCCAAAAGGATCGAACGGTTGACCGTGATTTCCTTGGTATCGGGATCAATGCTGATAACACGCAACCCGGAGTCCACCTGCACAGGGGTATCAGTACCAAAGGTGACGGCTACGTAATCTCCAACACTCACGTCAGCAGGGAGGACGCCGTCCGGAAGCACGAAGGTGTTGGCCACAGGCTCGGCAATGGCCCCTGCCGCTACGACAAAGCTCAGATCTTTCAGCAGAACCTGCACGCTGGAAGCAACAACTTCAGCTCCGGCAATACGGCTGGGAAGCGGGACGGCAGAAAAGCCTTCGGCTACGGAGTATACGCCTGCATACGCCAGTTCCTGGTCGTCAACCGGATTGATAACTTGGTAGCAAGGTCCAATAACACACGGATACAGAGTGGCCTGCTGAGTAGAGATACTCTGCGAAGCATACTCCTGATACACCATGACGATAGGGCGGATGTAGGCCATAGAAGCACCTTCCTTGAAAGGAATGTTGTTATACGGGAGTTCCTGAATAGAACCTAAGAGAGGTCTGGAGCGAGGGAACTGATAATATGCATGTTGGAGCCCTCAGGTTCGGTGAGGGTAGCGTCAATACGAGCAAGAAGCTGCTGGGGCTCCAACATGCGCCACTTGTACTGCATGGTATAAGCGAGGCTTACAATGCTGAAGTACTGATCGTCCGCCGATCCTAGGGGAGATACAGTAGAGAGGGACACCCCGTTAACACGCAAAACAGAGGTGAATTGAGGGAGCAACTTGCGACAGGACACCATGAGATTAAAAATCTCATTGCCTAGGATGTCGGTATGGGCGGCTTCCGGGGTAATTATTCGCACCATAACGGAGCTATCCACCAGGGTGGTATTCAGGCTATTGGTCGTGTATTCATTCTGTCCGGCAAAATCGCCAAGAACCTGGGGAGAAGCCATGACATCCCCCCGGGTCACGATGACCAGGGGACGAGTACCTACCGCCCTGGACTCCTTGTTAAAGGAGGTGTCCAGTACCAGCCCGGTAGTCTGGGCATCCGTGGTCATGCGAAAAGGATGTCCATCCCCCAACTCCATGAAGGTTTGCCGGATCAGATGGTAGACCAGCTGATACACCTGCAGCGGAGTGGTCCTTGGAGTGAAGATACTTCCATAAGGCAGAGACATAGCTTACCAATCAATCAGGGCATACTCAGTCGCTCCTGGGGTCAGGAACACCATGTTCACGGTCTGTAAAATGATCTCCCCCTGCACGGCAGCTATCTGAGGTTCCATATTCTCCACCCGATAAATTTCTCGGGTATCCCGCACAATAAGGATGTCTCCCATTTCCAGCTGAGGTAATCCAACCACCAGGAAAGTATCGGTACCTCCAGGGGTAGTTTCCGTGTTGCCAAATTCCCCCTCGGCTTTTACTCGAGCTCCAAATTCAGGGAGCACCCAGCCATCACTATGGTACTGATATCCCGGGATGTGCCCGGTGCCCAAGCAGTCCGGGCAATTGGACAAGACGACGGCCCCGGTCAATGCATCGGTACAAGTCGGGCAGCGAGGAGACTCTTCGGTGAGGTGGTAAAATCGAACCTCTTTACCCAGGTAGAGGCGGATCACCCGAGACAGATCCCGCTGCATCTTCTTCGCCATGCCTCGCAGATAGTAGGCTGTGCGATGCTGATTAAAGCGGTCGTTATGCTTGGGTCTGGGGGGTCCGTAGAGCTCGCTCATGATTTAATCAGTTCTGAAAGTGGTGTTCGTTGATGCCAACATAAGGTGAATAGACTTCACCCCAAGCCTGTTGCATGTTCAAAAACACCTTGTGCTCCCGCGTCTTATCCAAAAAAAGCTGTCTGTAGGTAGCTGCCAACTGTAGATACTGAGGGTGCTTATCATCAATCCCAGCATTTACTCCCTGTGCAGCGAAATTGACTTGGTTACGTAGCTGCCGTTCAGCCTCCGCCAGGGCAAGGTAATGCTGCACTCCGAAAAGCATGGTAGATTCCGAAGGAAAATCCTCTGCAGAAAACTGGGTTGCGGGGGGATAGCTGTTAAAATCACTGACAGTCAGCCGTATGGCACGGGTAATAAGATCGTCAGAAGATTGTGTCTCCCCTTCCAGGAGGATGTTCAACTCCGGAATATCTTTACAAAAAACACGGATGTCTTCGACGGTTAGTGCCATAGGGATATTCCTTATTCAGACTTCTTGGATTTCCGGGTTTTGCGTACCGGAGCTTCTTCTGCCGGAGGTTCTTCTGCCGGAGCTTCTTCTGCCGGAGCTTCTTCGACCGGAGCTTCTTCGACCGGAGCTTCTTCTGCCGGAGCTTCTTCGACCGGGGCTTCGGCCTGAGGTTCGGCCTGGATTTCGACCTGGGCTTCCATCGAGGCCGGAGCAGGGTCCGCTTTTTTGACAGTAGGCAGTTCCCCTTCGAGCATAGTCAGGTAGCCCCGACCCACGAAGTAGTGCAGGGCGGCCAGGGCCTGCGGGCTTCGGGAAATGCCTTCCGTATCGATGACCTCGCCTGGAGCCACGGTGTGACGTCCTACGGCCAGGGGGTCCATGTGAATATTTTTGACCTGAGCCATGTGCTTACTTCTCCTTGTATGGAATAATAAAAAAATTAATATCTGGTAGGGGGAGGAAACTCCCTCTCCCCCTCCCATTCAGTTTCTATTAGCCCGGATCTCCAGTCGGGCCTTTGTCCCCATCAGGGCCTTTGTCCCCAGTGGGGCCTTTGTCCCCAGTGGGGCCTTTGTCCCCAGTCGGGCCTTTGTCCCCAGAGGGGCCTTTGGGGCCTACAAAAGGGGTCAGGACCGTGCCACCCTCATTCACAGTGATCTTTTCGCTGTTGATGAAGTAGTGGATGGCCTTCAGGGTTGCGTCAGTAAGAACCTTGTCGGTTGTATCGAACGTGGCGGAAGGGTTAAGGGTGTAGGGGCCGAAAGACAACGGGTCGGGAGACACGTTGGTAAGAGTCGCTGTTTCGCTCGCCATTTCTTTGCTCCACTAGCTAGAGTTTGGACAACAAAAAGGGGGCAGGGCCTTGCGACCCGGCCCCCTCAGTCTCTAACGGACCTGATCCTTAAAGAGATCAGGCCAGGGTGACACAGAACACACCACGGGTATTACCAATACCCACGCCCGGAGCCTCATAAGTATGGAAGTAGTACATATCTGCTTCCGTCTTCATGAAGAGGGTAGCGTCCTGCAGCAACCAGAACTTGATGAAGTAATCTGCAGGAGCAAAGAAGTACAGCTTACCTTCGGCTACGATGTCGTCCTTGATGGTGGTGACCACCGGGTACCCGAGGAAGCTTTCTTCCTGCTCGACGCCCTCATTGAACCGCTTCTCCTGGGGAGCAAAGCCGATCTCGTCGGTTTTGAGCTTGATGCTCTCCAGGTAGGTATTTTTGTGCATCAGGACTTTGCCCACCGGCAGGCGCAGCCGAGTCATCCCTTTGAGGCCCAGCACGAAGGCGTCCTTGTACGAATCGGTGCCTGCTGCGGTGGTGCGCTGGTCGGCGGCAGCCCCAACGATGTCGTTAATGGTGCCCATGAAATAGGAGTCTTCCTCATTCTGGACCGACTTGACATGCTTGTCCTTCAGCCAATCCATGATCGGCATGCGGATCGACATGAGCTCGAATTTGTTTTTCGCCTCACGGGTGCTTTCCACCTTACCGAAGGGCACACGGAAACGCTTGCCCTCGAAGTACCGGCGATCCCCTGTGCCTTTGAAGTTTACAAAAGTGGCACTGGGGGCATCCGGTTCGATTTCACACAGCTTGGAAGGACGGTCGCTTTCCACTTCCGGATCCAGTTCATCCGAAGTAACCGTGCGCGGTTCGAACAGGCGCCGCAATACACCTTCTTCATAGAGTTTCTGACGAATATAGGCAGTGGCTGCTTCCTCAGCTTCCTTGATCTGACCGTTCTCGATCTTTTCAACAAAAGCTGCGTTGATCAGCTCCGCACTCACCTGAGTAGTTTCTACGTTCATGGGATACAACTCCTCTTAAGATTAACCGAGCCAGATGACGCGGAGTTTGCCGTTGACAGCGTCTTTGCCGACAACCCTTGCGATAGCCTGCTCCGGGGCCCCCGCAGTGAGAGCCGCGAATTTGCCCGTGGTAGCAGTAAGCAGCTCATCAATGGCGTACGTCGATACCGCAGCAGCCAAGTGATCCGCATCCACTTCAGCGATGAACTTGCCGGTAAGACCAGTGAAGGTGCCGGTGAGGGTTTCCTTGCCAATAACGAAGTACGCGGTCTTGTCATCCCCGGCGGCCAGGGACGCTACGACGGCGGCTCCATCGGAATCTTTGGTAATGACCTGCCCTTCCACGATGGTCTGCCCGGTGGCCGCTTTTACGTTCTCGTCGAGAGCGGCATTGGAAGGCCAGCCTTTTACAATCTGATACATGTGAGAATCCTCCTGAAGAGATTACGTTGTGAAGTTGTTCCGAGCCGCGGCTAAGAGTCTCTGCCAAAAAGCGAGGCCAGGAATTTTTGTTCAGCGGAAGCACCTGACGTGACTACGGGGCTTACACTCCCAAAATCGAAACTGAAGTCCACTGCAGAGGCGGTCTTACGGACACCGCCGTTACCGACTTCCTCTGCCAAGGCGTCAAGATTGTCCGCAAGAGACAAAAGCTGTTGCTTGGTGTTGGATAAACTCATCGGGAACTCCTGCATGCGAACTTAAAAAGATTTAAAATATGCTCCGAATCCAACGGAGTAACCTTGGCCAAGGAAGTCCCAACAGGCAGAGTGGAAGCCACCTTTCGGAGGTTGGCCGCGGTTTTACGCAAGACGTCTTGCATTTACGGCCTCCTTAAGCGCGGTAAGGTCTATGGCATGTCCTCCGGAAAGAAAAAGCAGATTCCCGGAGGCGTGCTTCTCCAAGCCCTCTACCGGCAAGTCCTCTGCGGCTTTGCGCAGAAGCGTACTGGCCTGCTTGAGCAGGGCTTGGGCCTGAGCATTAGGGTCGGAGGACATAGGCTTACCCAAGATTTTCGAGGTACTCATTGGTCAGGGAGAATGCTTGATCGAAAGCCTCTTTGGCGATCTCCTCGACGTCGTCATCCTCAGTCTCGGTGTCGATGCCCTCGTCCGCGTCTTCTTCCGTACTGCCTTCACCCACTTCGTCGGTGTCTTCTGCAGCACACTTGGCGAGGTAATCTCCTGTACCGAAGAAAGCCTCTTCATACGCCTGTTTACAGAGAGCCATCAGTTCTGCTGCATCCTTTTCGATCTCCTCGACGTCGTCATCCTCAGTCTCGGTGTCGATGCCCTCGTCCGCGTCTTCTTCCGTACTGCCTTCACCCACTTCGTCGGTGTCTTCTGCAGCACACTTGGCGAGGTAGTCATTGGTCAGGTCAAAGGCCGCTTTGGTGATGCCCGACAAGGCTTCGAAATCCTCTTGTGCTTTACTTGCCAACATCTCCTCCGTGACTTGATAGGCCGTACGCTGAGCGGCTACCTTATCCATCTCCTGCAACAGGCTGTGCGCCATCACCTTGCCATGCAGCATGGCTTCCTTAGCGATCTGAGCGTCATCCACCGAGGCGGCTTCCAACGCCAGTTCCTTCAGTAAAGCCAAAGCTTCTTCCTGAGCCGCGTCCGCTTCCACCACAGTTTTGGCAGCCCCAACCAGAGCTTCTTCCGTGTCTTCCTGTGCCGGAGGGATACCTTCCTGGCCCGGGATCTCATCTTCCGGAACCTCTTGTGCTTCCTCCGGAGAAAGCACATCCTCCTCGGCTACCTTGGTAAAGCTTTCAATAATGCTGGACAAAGAAATGGGGGTTTTCATTATTAAGTGCTCCTGGGAAGGATTGTTCGACTACAGAAAGAACTCGACAAGAAGAGAGGTGTGTGCAGGTACCGAGTCCAAGCGGAGGAAAGAAAATCATTCCTCTATACTAAATAATGAGTAAGCTCAGATTATTTATTAATAAAAAAAATGGTGTAGATTTTGGTATAAGGAAGTATTAAACTAATTCTCACTGAGCCCGGCAATTTCGCCGGGCGAAATCAGTGAGGAGCATGGTATGAAAAAATGGTGGCAAGGGCAGACAGAGGAAGAAGAGGACAAGGGCTGGGAAGGATATACCGGGTACGCCGTAATTGACTTACCTCTATTCACACTTGGTCTGGTAGCAGTAGGAGCAGCTTTCTACTTCCTGCATCCGGATCAGCACCCGGACATGTACTACTGAACTCTGCCCGAAGATAGGGCCCTTGAAAAAGGGCTCTATTTTTTTAGATTACGAAGGGCTTTTAAAAAATCCCTACCTCCGAAGGAAAGCAGAGTCCCTGCGATGCCTCCCGCGGCGAGACTGGTCACCGGATTGTCCGTGACAAACCTCCCACCCTTGTACAGAGCTCTGCGGGTCCTGCCCATTTCGGCTTCCGGCATGGGATGCTGCCGGTACTTGAGATGCCGGTTGTAGAGGTAATCCAACCCCAGGGCTGCGGGAACCGACATACCCATCAACGGGGCAAGGTTGTGCTGCTGTACCGCGGTTTTGGAGAAGACGGTGCTGACCGGAATCTCTCCACCCTCAGCGGTTTCCACCCGGGGATGCGGCGAGCCGTTGAGGAGTTTGTAGGCCAGGAAGCCCAGTGCCGAGGGGGCTACCACTTTGCCAAACAGGGACGGTTCCACCGTGACAGCACCAAGGGCGGCCAGACCCGCCAGGGCGCCGAACAGGCCTGTAACCATTTTGGCGCTGCCGTGGGCTTCCTGGGCGGCGAGGATGCCCTGCCGGGAAGCCACCAGTTCGTGGCCATTCTGGTCCTGCACTCGGAAGGTTTCGTTCATGGGGCGTCCGACGCTGGACCAGCCCCGTTCTGACTTACTGCGCAGAAATGCTGTTGCACCTTCTACTTGGCTGCCAGGCGCTGCCCGAAAATGGGTACTTTGCAGAGCCTGATAAACGTCAGAAGCCAGCTTTGCATATTCCTTAGAAGTACAGGCCTGCTTGATAATCAGAGCCCGGCGTCTGGCGACGGGCTGAATAATCTTTGTGACCCTCACCACCACTTCCGGAGTATCCAATTCTCCTTGATAGTCGCCAAAGATACTCAGAGCCCGAGGCATAAGAGTCCGAGGATGCTGCATCAGTAGGGGTAAGATTGCGGGAAGCAGCCTGAGCATCAAGGGAATATGTTCTGCCGAAAAATCCTCACCAAGGTGATGCCGGCCAGAAGCATAAGCCAATTCCGACAGGGAAGGAGCTACTCCATTACCCAGAATGCTGCGGAGAATCCCTCCAGGAGAAAGTTGCAGAGCCTCCAATTCCTTGCCCCCAAGAACCGGATACTCCAGCTCCGCCTTGGACGTTTCCTTAAGCTTATGCAAAGCTTTCAGCTTGCCATCCCCCAGGTCCCCCTGAATTCCTTCCCCTTCAACCTGTTTGATCATCTGGGAAAGCTTCGTCAACCCCTGCAGGCAGGCCTCTTGAAGTTCAAAATCCTCTCCAAGTTCCGCAGAGGTTTTCATCGATCCCTCTACAAAAAAAGAAGATCCTTGACTGGCGGCTTTTTGTAACGCCCAAGCCACACGGTCCGCCGGACGGTTGACGTCGCTGATGTCGAAGAAATGAAGCGGAGCGGGATTGATGGCATATACCTGGCGACCATCCGGGAGAATTTTGCGCATGTTATAGCGCAGGTGAGAGCAGTACTCCGCACGTGTTTTAGCTTTGTTGCCACAAATCGAGCAAACGTCATGGGAAACCTTGACCCCCATACTGACGTAGATTGCCTCCCCTTTTTTTATCTTCTCCACCACACCCATTGCCATAGGGTTGGTTTTGTCAATCTCAATGATCAACTCCACCCGGGACATGGGCTCGTTGTAGAAGGAAAAAATGGGGCGACCAATGGATTTTTTCGGATCCTTATTCACATGGTGCAAATAAAAATGCGCATTGGAGACAAAGGTCGGGTGGTACTTGCGCAAGTCATCCCCATAGAAGAAATCCCCATTATTGTTGGGACCATACTTCTCCGAATCCGTCATGGCGATCACATGCAGGTAGGCCTTTCCCTCCTCCTTTTTCAAGGTCTCCCACTGTTTCTGAATATCGTTGGAAGCCGTTTTAATCAAACTCCCATTCCCAAGCAGGGAGACGCGGGCTTCCCCGGTTTCCGGAACATCACAGCCCAGCTCAACGATCTTGATCATAGCTTCACGCCTTCCCGTTCCAGGTACTCAATAGCCTGCAGGGCCTTTTGCGCGTCTTTAGTGAAAGCTCGTCGTTGGTACAGGGCTTCCCCTATTTTTTCAAAGGCCTCCCGCAAAGAAGGCTGCTCAGATAAAAAAGCAGAACAAGAATACATACCGCCTCCACTCAACAGGGGCTTAAAATATTTTCGGAAAATTCGGCATAGAGACGGAGTGGATGTCCTTGACGGTCTTCTCTGTATCGGTAAGCATCTTCACCGTCTGCATATCCATACGCCCGAATTTCACCACATGCTGCAGGATTTCCCGGACCAACTGCTTCTCCAGGGCAACTCTCGGAGCGAGGTGGTATATGGTGGCATAGGCCTCCACCACCTGCTCTCGAGGGGCTTGCTTGATAATCGGGTCTGTGGCTATCAAATCCTCGAGAATGGCCTTGTGACGAATGCTGTTCCTAAGCTGTTTTATCTTGGTAGCCAAAGCAAAGCCGGTCAGCAGAGCCAAACTCATCCCAGGGCCTACTCCAGGGTGCAAAGCCTTCATGCCTTGGTTATTTACCTGGAAGGGGGAGAAAGCAACTTTGACGCAGGAGGCGACCTTGTGCAGACCGGTCAAATAAGGGGTCTTCATAAAAGCTCCAATACAGAAGGTTTAATAGTAGAGAGGATATTTTTCCGCCACCTGGCGAGCTACCGGGTTACGATATTCAATACGCGTAGTCGGCCCGATAAGAGGAGACTTGGGGATGCCAAAGAGAGGAGAATTGCGGTACTCGGTGAAACCCATGTTCGGATCCGTATGCAGCAGGTTTTTACGCAACCTTCCAGGTGTCTTGTACCCGGCATACATCCCTGTAGCCAGCAAGGGCAAACCCACCGTGGGGTGCTGGTATACAAAATTGCCTGCTCCTCTGGAAGCAGCTACAGCAGCGCCCGCTGCCGGTTTTGCAACATTCCTGTACAGCCCCGCTCCCGGCTTTCGTATCAGCCAGTTTGCCACCTCGTAGCCTTTACGTACCCCTTTTCCAGCCCAGATCCCTAACTGCTTTAGGGTCTCCGGGAGATTCGCAGCTTCTTTATTAAGATAAACAGCTGCTTCCTTGGTCAGCATCGGGCGGCCTCTCGCAGAGCAGTGCGCTGCTCCTTCAAAGTAAGGGTGGCCTCGGTAAAGTCTTTAGCTACCTTTACCAAGCTCATCAATCCTGAAAGGATGCCTTTGAATTGGGTATGCAGCTCTGTACGATCATCGATAATCGCCGCGGTTTTAGAGAAATCCTGGGGTTCACGCAGCGCCTGAGCCAGACTGGTCAGTACCGGAAGAGCCCCTTTCCCATGAAGAGAGTACGTTTCTGCAGCGAATTTGCCAAAATCCGGGCAACGCACTTTGGAAAATTCTGACAGCAGGTAATCCAGACCTTGCTGAATACGCAACTCACACGCCAGCTTCTCTTGTCGCAGCGATTCTACTTTGTGTGCTGCCTGAAACACCTGCCGCTGCAGGGGTGGAGTATTCTCCTGTGCGGTCTTTTCCAAAATAGGCAGCTGCACTTTATGTTCCTGCACCTGAGCTCTTCGGCGCAGGTTCGGCAGCTCAAGGGGGATTTCACCGGCAGTCTTTACCGAGGTTCCCGTGGAAGTCTTCGACCCTTCCGGTTGCTTTGGATACAGATGAGTCATTACCGGCTTGTACTCCGCCAGCTCAAATTCCACAGAACCGCCATGCTCCGATCCCAGGACTTGCAGAGTGGCTGCCGTGTTCGCCCGTTGTACCAGACGTTCAATCTCCACAGGATTGAGCTTCTCCCGCTTGGCGATCTGCACCACGGCATCCGTCAGAGTTACTCCCGAGCGGTCCATCAACGAAACAGCCTCTTCTCCCAAGCGGTCAAAATTCCGGGAAGTTGCTTCCAGAAACATAGGTCTTCCTTCCACTAAATAATGTCTTCTTTGCTGACAAGAGACTGGGTAGCCACTACCCCGACGGAAGTCTGCTCTTTGTAATTCAAAAGGAAATGCACCAGATCTCCACTGCCAACACCTTCCTGGCTGAGCAGCTTCTCTAGGGCCTCATAGGCCTTCAACATGTTTTTCGACCACTCCAGAGCCTGCTTGCTCACCTGGGAGTTCATCGGATTGAAGTTGGCTTCCATGGCCCGATAAGCACTGCTCATAAACATGCGCTTGACCAGGTCCCGCTGCTTGTCCGTTTTCGGAAGAAGGTTTCCGTACTTGAAATAAACAAACTCCGGGCCCAGGGAAAAAGCCCGCACTTTCAAATCTTTGCCGAAAGCATCTGCGTAATTTTCAATGTAACTGATACGGTCCAGCTTGGTGACAAATGCCTTGGTATCGAAGAACAACTCACGATAAATCTCCATCCCCTCTTTGGGGATATTGAAAGCCTCCTCAATATCCTCTGGAGAAGCTTCCGCCAGGAGCATGGCCTCACAGATTTCTTTCTGAATGGGATCGGAAAAAATCCTCAAAGCAACCCGCATGGGAGTACCAGGAAGCACCCCTACCTTACGGTAGTCAAAATACTCTTTCATGGCCGGGGTGTAGTCTGCGGAGGGCTCATCTCTTTTCCGGAGATCCGCCTGCACTCGCAGTGCCCGCGCCATTAGTGCCTCGGTAATAGTCATAGAGATAGCAAGTGCGGTAGAAAAGGCTCCTTAGTGCATCTGCACGATTTTCTTCAGATCCCACAGAATACGCCCTAACAATTGAAATGCTTTACGCAGGCTGATCACTACTCCGAGGTACTGCTCCCGTCCGTACTGCTCCTGCAGCTCTTTCCTGTGCCCGGAAAACACCAAAATAGCTTTTCCCAGGTGTGTGACGGTATCCTCGAAGTGCGGGGCAAAGTCCAGTAGCAGCTCCTTGATATCCTGATTTCCAGAAAGGGCGGCCAGCATACCGGTATCCAAGAGATCCTCATCTCCAAGATCCGTGAATGGGGAGAGAGCCTCTTCGTCTACCTCGTAGTCAGGAGCCTGTTCCAATCCTTCGGCCTGAGGCTGCTCCAGAGAAGGTTGCCCCTGATCCGGGTAGTAGGTGTAAGGATGCTCCGCGTGCTTCTGCAGCAGCAGGATATCCTTTTCCTTGAGCGCCTGCGCCACCGCTTCTTTGGTCAGTCCTTTTACGGCTACCAGATACTTGACGACTTCTCCTTGATCGGAAAAACGAGCCGTCTTCTCCGTACGGGAATCCAGCAAGGAATAGTCCGGGCCGTCTTTGAGGATGCGCACCCGGTTGCCCAGCAGCATAATCGTTCTATGGACAGCATCCAAGGAAGTCAGGTAGGCCCGATTATCTTCACGCGCAGCCAAAACGCGGGATTCCAGAGGATAAAACCTCTCCGCTTGGAAAGAATAAGAACTCAGTTCTACCTCTGAACAAAGAGCACCTTCAATGCAGGTCCCCTTCAGATAAGGAACAAAACGAAGGATATCCCCCGCGTACTCGATGGACAATTCTCCATTACCGGAGGTAACCTTCGGAGGGTCTGAATAAGAAACAATCGACTGTTTGGCCGCCTTGTAGGTCCCACGCCGTGTCGGATAAAAAGTAATCAGCTTCCTACGCTTGCTTGAGTAGCTGGTTGCGTGTCCTTCTTCTTTAGGCACCCCCTGAGAAGCATACAGGGACGCGGCTTGCTCACAGGGTATAGCCCCAAAATAGCTCAGAACATCCTCGGTAATGCCATCTTCATACCCTGAAAGTACCAGGCCTCTAAGTACAGGGACGGTACCTTTGCGCGTCACTACGTTGGCACCGCAAACCAGGGCAGGTTCCAAAGTCAACGTACTGCCCTCCATTCTGAGCAGATTGGCGACTCCGTACATGGGGGTTTTCGTATCCAGGTTAACCAAGGACAGTCCGTCCACCATTTCTTCTTTAGCGGTCTTGGTAGCCAAAGAGACCTGATCCTGATTAGCAGCCTGCTTGGTAATCAGGTACCCATGCTGCAGGATTTCCTGCTTCTGGTCAGCATCCAGGAAAGCCGCAGTCTCCTGCGTCAGCTCCGAAAGTTTAATCACTTCGGGGAGAATTGAGGAATGCTCTGCCGCTGTCTTGGCTCCGGGCGAAGGCTGCACCAGTTTACGGGCCAGAGCTTCCACTGGGTAAAACGACGCGATCTTGGCCAGCAATTCCGGGCGACTTTCAAAATAAGAAAACAGGGCTTTGCGAGCCGCCTGAGGTACCTCCAGGAAGGCCTCCGCAGAAGCAAACAGCACTTTGGAACGGGTAGGGGGCCGGAACATGGCATCGAAGACAGGCTCCGAACGGTCTACGGTGTATGACTTGGGAGCCATCTTCATCGGAGCTGTCAGATTCTCCGAAAGTAGGGCCTGGACCTCTTCCTTGCTGAGTGGGCGCAGGGTATCCTCCTGCTTGTTGTACACCATCTCACAAGAAACGATCTCTCCTCCATGCAGCAGGACAGGCACATAGGCCAGATCGTTGCCGCGTTGTAGAATAAAGGCTCCGACTGCTTTACCCTCTTCAATATCCGAATCCACGGTCTTGAAGGTGATTACACTTTGAGACAGTTCCGGGTATTTGGCAGAGAAAGTGCGGAAAGCCAGGTCCGAGAAGCGGCGATTGAAAAGCTGCTCTTCACTGGAGGGCTGCTGCACAGGAAGAGGGCCTTGCGGAGGCATGCCTGCACCCATGGACATTGCGGTGGGAGTGAAAGCCATGAAAGAAGCCTTTAGTGGGAGTTAGCTTTGAAAATATCTAGGATAAGCCTGGGGAAGGTAAGCAGCTAGATACTGCTGAGCCTGCTCTGCATCCTTACGTTTGCTGCCAAAGGCCTTGTTGCCAAGGTAGAGTCCGCCTCCCGTGTAAGCGGTGTACTTGCCAGCACGGCCAAGGTTGCGTAGACCCTGTACTTGGTCCCTGCCAAGGCCACGGACAGCGGAATCCTTCAGAGACCGATAAAAGGTGCTCGCCTTATTACGGAAGCCCTGCTGTGTGGTTGCCGCTTGCTGCGCATACTGCCAAGGAGACATTTTGTTGGTAGGCACTCTCAGATTCTTAGCTACACGAGGTAACGCCTTAACCCCTCGGATAGCCGAAGACACAAAGGCCCTGCCGGCTCCGAGAAAAGCCACCTTTTCCATGCCTACGTTATACCAATCCATGCCTGCTCCTTCCCAGAAGCCTTAGGTAAAGGGGAGATACCCAGAGAGAATAGGTCCTCTCCCCGAGTATCTCCCGAATACTTACTGCTTGCGTTTGCGCAGTTTGTTGGCGCCGTAAATACCGCCGCCTGCCAGGCCTACTGTGCCGTAGGTTTTGGCGATCTGCTTAACCCCAGGTTTCAGGGAGCCTTTGGAGACACCGGCCCCCTTGAGGCCTTTGATAATGTCAGCGACGCGGCCCTTGGCATACTCGGCTTTTACTTTGGATTTGCCTTTGCCAAACACCCCGCTGAGAGTGTCATCCAGGTTCTTTTTCTTGGCCGTAAACATCTCATTGAAGGCCTTGTTACCCTTCAGGGTTTGACGCAGTTTCTTTCCCGAGAGGCCTCCTACGAAATCCTTGCCCGCCGCGCCCGCCCGGACACCAGCCGCCCGCAGAGCATCCACCACGCGATTGGCTTCTTTGGCAAAGTCAACTTCCGAGATCTCGCCGGCTTCCTTGGCCAGAGTCAGCTGACCGATGTAAGCCAGTGCTTCCTGCTCATCGACTTCTCCGGCGTCCTTCTCCAGGCCTTCGCCATAGCCGTTGTCATAGAGGTACTCCATGACTTCCGCCGTTTTGGCCAGAACATCGTCCATCCCGTACTGGGTGGGCAGGTCCTCTGCAACAGCATCGACAATGGCGTCGAAATCTTCCGCAGAGGCAATTTTCACGATTTCATTTTCAGCCAGGCTGGCAATAACGCCGGAAACCTCGGCTACCTTGACAAAAGCAAGCTTGTCCATTGGGGGTAACTCCTTATGGGTGTGTTTGATGTAACAAAAAGCCAAATAAGAGGAGAAGCTCCACCTTACGTAGAGCTCGTGCCAAGCAGGTGCTCCTCACTAATAAATAGTGGAAGACCCTGCTTGAATATTGAAGAAATTTTTAAGTGAAGAATAAAATTAGAAAATTTTATTTTAATTGGAGTAAGGGCGCAGGGCCAGGGGCAGCTCCCGCTTGTAACCTTGAGGGAGGCGATTGGTCACTTTATTGGCCAAGGTACTCCCTTTGATGCCGGCCAGAGTCCCCGCCACCAGATTGATGCCTCCCCGCAACCACCCCGGTCCCGGGATTTTGCGAGTCAGACGAGTCGCCGCGTTATAGCCAAGGGTGCCTCCCAGAAACCCTCCTACACTGTTGGTGGCACCATCCATGCCGCTGGCCAAGGTGAGCCCATGGATGCCCATGGAGATAGGAGAAAACGTATCCTTAACCGACTGCTTGCCGAGCTGCTTTAACACCCCGGGAGCTTTACTCAGGGTCTTTGCCGCCCACCCCCAGGCTTCTTTGGTCAGCATTACACTCTCCCTACTAATGTGAGCATTTTTGATACTATCAAAGTGGTCATGGATGCCAACAAAGACGCAATCAAGGAAATCTTGGTTTTAGACCAGTGCGCCAGAGTATCCTTGCCTGGAGCCGCCACGGCATCCGAAATCAGCTGCTCCAGGCGTAAGTCACGCTCACGGCTCTCCCGATCAAAGATAAAGACATTCTCCATGACCTGTTTATCCAGAGCGGACAGAGTAGCCTTGGTTTTTTGCAACTCCTTACCCAGGCAGGAGACGTTGGTATCCACCCGACGCAGATCCGTAGCCATCTGCTGTATATTAAGGTTCGTAACCTTCAATTCCGTCATGTTGTTCACCATGCTCTGCAGCAGTTCACTCTGCTTTTCCATGGTTTGACGAAAGTAGCGGTACTCCTCCTTAACCTCGGTGATCGCCTCTTTGGAAGACTTTTCCCGCTCCAACAACGTAGCGATCACCCCCTCATGCTTACAGGAAGACGCTTGCTGAGGTACGGTCTCACGGTAACTCTGCTCTAAAAGATCTGCCACTTAGCCCCCGAAAAAATGCCACAGGTACGCAAAACAAAAAAAAAAACGCAATCTACTAAAACCTGACCAAATAAACGGGCGTGGTGGCAATCACGTTGCCCTGTTCGTCAAGCACATCCTGTGTGCCGGTTTGGAACAGTTGCTCGACGTAAACCGTTTCCATCTCACCCGTGGAATTGCCGTCTTCATCAAGGACAGGCTGCTCGACGGGCACGCGGTCCTGTCCGTTCCACTCGACGCGCACCAGTTCGGCTATCGGGTTGTCGTAATTGGCCTCGATGTATTCCAGAGCGACGCCATACGCCTTGCCGATCAGCACACGGACATAGCCGTTGGATACTGGCGTATTGCAATAGCCACAGCGGTTTTCAAAACACGCCTCGTCCGGTCTGCCACCCTCCCCGAAATTGTCAAGGGAGAATTGCGCCAGTTCGCGGATAGCTGCATCGGGGTCGGCGTCGTAGGGCGGTTTGAGTTTGAGGATAGCGGTTACTTTGTCTTCCATGTTATATCCTCCCCTTGCTCAGTTGGTCCATCAACCATGCTTGCGGCTCGACCGACGCCGGGATTTTGATAATCTTCGTAAACGGATAATTGGCCGCAAAGTGGTTGGAGTTGTTCCGTGCGCCGATTTGGTATGTTGCAGCTATCGGTGCGTCTTGCGTGTTGGGGTTGGTGGCCCATGTAGACCATGCACCTCCATCTTCTTTCACCATGATACCCATGCCGTGAACACTGTGTTGGTAGGCGATGTATTCAAAGGGGGTATTGGCTGCCTCTACAAAAGGCGTTATCTTTGCGATGATATAGGGTCCTGAGTTGATACGCTTCACAAGCTCGAAATCTGTTTCGGCACCTTTACCCACGTCAATGAAGTTCATCGTAGGGAAGCCTGTTGAAAAAACCTTGACGTTAGTACCACCTCCAGCCTTCGGAATCACCCTGCCATAAATCGCAAAGTTATTTTGAGCAGCTAAAGCCGTCCCTGCCGTGGGGCGGGTCAGGTTGGCAGCGGGGCGGGTGAGAGAGGTTAAAGGGTCTGCCCCGGTGGAGTCCTTGCAAATGGGGCTGGTGAGGAACGCACCTTCTTCGAGTTGGGGGAGGATGAAGTAGACGATTGCTCCTGGTGGAGCCCACACTTGGAGAATAGCTGACGACGACACCTCTGAATAGCCGATAGTTTTACGGATATACCCTGTTGAAACAGACGAATCATACCCCGGCACAGCTGTACCAGCTGAAATTCTAAGAGATGGGTAGTTTGCTTCGCATCCCGTCATGCGAATGTGACAGCCTAGCCAGTGTTGGTTTATGCTACCTGATGCGCCTGAGATATTTACTCGGGCTTCGGTTATTCCCTCGGTATTATCTAACTTATACACCTTGCCACTAGTACAGATATTATCCAGACCAGCAGAAGCCAGAGCGGCCGAGTCATCCACCACCGACAAAACAGCGGCCGCATCGCCAACCTTCGTGATATTCGTCGTATCCACCGGATTACTCTTCCGACACGTTACCTTATTCGTACTCGCCGGTTGAATCAGCGGCCCACGATACGTCTCCGCAAATTTACTCACCGTACCCTTGCGGGTGCGCAGGGGGGTGGCAGTAAACCCATCGTCGTGCCATTCTTTGCCGTCAAATTTAGCACCCTCGATCGGAAGGA